GTTTGGCGTAAACCAAACGGGCATCTAAAGCGATGAAACAAAAAAGGAGCATGCTTCAAAGGGAACCGTGAAACGCTTGCAAGCATGTTCTGTTTTATCGATGCCAGGAAGGTGAAAGCTCGTTTCTGGTGAAATTCCAGAAGAACAAGTAACCAGGTTGGATACGTTTGGGGCATTAGCTCATCTGGGAGAGCGCCTGCATGGCATGCAGGAGGTGGTCGGTTCGAGTCCGATATGCTCCACTGCTTCCGTGGTACGAACGGGGAGACACCTTCCAAAGTGGTGTGACATCTAGGGAGAGACCAGCACTTGGGTACCGTAACCCGTCCTTAGAAAAAGCTGGGCAATTGTCGGGAAATGCTCGGGTTCGAATCCCGTGGGTATCCACCGTTTTGGGTTCGTGGTGTCAACGTAGCACAGCCGCCTTTTAAGCGATCAGGTGGGGGTTCAAGTCCCTCCGGACCCACTGTTTCAAGTAACACGGGGCAGCCATGGAAATCACACAAGAAAGCCAGGTGGACCTTGCGTGGTTAAGGGTTCGATTCCCTTCTGCTCCACCGTCGTTGCTGAACGACCAACGCCAGCAACTTGACTTGGCGCTTAGCGAAGAGATTGTGGACGTACTTATAAAGTTCCACCGTCGCTGCTGAACGACCAACGCCAACAGCGGCTTGCACGTTAACTCGTGCAAACCCTAGAGCGGGCAAAGGTGAAACGTTTTTGCGCAGTAACCAACGTTGGTTGTTGGGGCCGTAGCTCATCTGGGAGAGCGCCTCGTTCGCAACGAGGAGGTGGAGGGTTCGAGTCCCTTCGGTTCCACCAAGTGCAAGCTGGTCCACAGCGGTGATACCATGGAGACCATGGAGCGAAGCTGTGTCAATTGTGGTGTTGAATTTGACACCAACTCTCACGCAAAGCGCCGCGCAGGTGGCCTCATCACTTGTTGCCCCGATTGCTCGGTCGAGGACACTCCACGTTATCTCGGCGTCCAGTCAGGCGACGGTAAGGCATCTGGTGTCACCATTCTCAAGTTCGATTCCGCGGCTGACCGCGAGGAGTATCGTCAGGTGTGGTGGGTCAACTCCGGCATGATGGTCGGCAAGTCCTGCCAGCTCGGTTTTCAAAAGCGCACGCCAAATGTCAAGTTCACTAAGGTCCATGAATCAGGCTTGGGCATGAACCACAAAGGCAAAATGTAATGTAACGAGGAGCTGAAGGGTTCGAGTCCTTTCAGCTTCACCCCGGGAAAAGTGAGGGTCTGCTACCTGTCTTGACGGCGCGCCTAGCGCACGGTGCCCACGTCTTTGATGGGTCTTCACGCCAACAAGCGCTTTTGCGCTGAGGCAAACGCAGAGCCAAGGGGCCTTAGCTCATCTGGGAGAGCGCCTGCCTTGCAAGCAGGAGGTGACGGGTTCGAGTCCCGTAGGTTCCACCGACGAACCAATCGTGGTAAGCTCACGCAGGTTGTGAACTATTGTTCACAACTGAAAAACTATCAAGGTGGGTACGATTGGGTGGGTGACGCTAGTAACTGAAGCAGTTGACTAAAGTAGGTGAATGCGTGAACGGCATAATGATTGGCAAAGCAAGCTGCTCGTGATGCCAATCCTGGAAGCATGGACCATTGGAGGTCAGTTGGTTGTCTACCAACCGTAAGCGGGTTCGAATCCCGTTGTTTCCGCGAAAGATGAGTAGATCAAGGAGAAAAAACAAGCAAAAACGACCGGACCCAAGGCTTTGTGCCTGTTGGTTCTGTCATAAGAACCTCAACACAAAGCTGTCAAACAGTCCTCACAAGGACGCAAAGATGAATCCAGACCCGGAGCTCGCAGATGACATCCGGGAACATACCTCCGTCGTTCAGCGGCAAGGACACACCCCTGTCTAGGGTGATACGAGGGTTCGAGTCCCTTCGGAGGTGCTACGAGCGAACGTGGGCACGTTAGTACGGGGTCGCTCCTGGAACACGGGTGGAGCCACTAGTAGCTCGGGGAGGCAATCATGAGCGACAATGCTTGCTTCCTATAGGGGTATGATGTCAACGGATAGCATGTCCGCCTCCAAAACGGATCGTCTCGGTTCGAGTCCGAGTGCCCCTGCTGGTCGTGATGTTCGAGGAAAGATCGTAGAAAACACAGAAACCCGTGAAGGCTCGCGGCTGCTACTATGAGCATCGGTTCGATTCCGATCATCACGGCAATCGCTCACCTGATGGACGCTTCGTACTCATGAGCGAGGTGTTTGCTGGTTTGATTCCAGCGTGAGCGACAACTGCAACGTCTCATTGGAGAATCGTCCAACGGCAGGACTCCACATTCTGACTGTGGGTATGAGGGTTCGAATCCCTCTTCTCCATCCATAGGAACACAAGTAACAAAAACATTGACCGCTCGTTTAACTGGCAAGACTCCTCGCTTTGAACGAGGCGAATCCGGGTTCGAATCCTGGGCGGTCAGCAAAGCAGACAGTGCAACCTACCGACACGGTGTTTTAAGGTGCTTAGCATGAATGCAAACAAAGCTGCAGCTTCTGTCTCAGGAGAGTCAAGCTTGGTCAATGCCCTCGTTGAGGCCGCGGATGAGCTTGCTACGCTCGTCCTTCGCGGCTCTGGGGGAGCAAACGCTGCTGCGCTGAAGGTCGCAAGGGTCCTTGACGACATGAAACGCCAGCTTGCATCGACCAAGAAGTTGAGCAAAATTTAGGCAATTTGCCTATACAGATGACCAACCAAGTGTTAGATTAAATCTGCGTTGCTAACGCAACGCAAGCTTGAAACGTCCAACGCTGGTCACCAGCAAACAAAGGTCTAAAACAAAATGTCGAAGCAGAAGGGTTCTTCGTCCTCCAAGCAGGTTCCTGTTGAGCCTGAAATCCACGTTATGGATGATGTCGCTACGTTTAGCGACGAGGAGCTTTACGAGCGCCTTCGTGTCCTTGAAAGCGATCGTGAGCGGGCGCTCACTTGCCATGTTGATCCAACTCCTTGGGAAGTTGAGCTTGCTTTCCTGCTGAGAGAGTCTCAGGTTCGACGCGCGCGTAGGTCTGCTCATGAACGTTACATCAAGCAGATCGAACGTGAGTTTGCAGACGCCGAGGCCGCTGCTCCTGTCGCAGACCTCGACAACACGCTCTTCCTTCGCATGGCTGGGGTCATCAACTAATGAAGCAAGAGTCGCAGGATAAGTCAACTGTCGGTGCATACCTAGATGCACTTCAACGTTACCCTCAGCTAAAGCATCCTGAGCTTGTTGAGCTGTTCAAGACGCTCGAAGCAGGAGGCAAAGCAGCCACAAAAGCGCGTTCTCGCCTTGTGGAATGCAACCTTAGGCTCGTTGTCTCAATTGCTCGTCAGTATAAGCACCATAACCTGCCCCTTGAAGACCTGATTCAAGAGGGCAACATCGGCCTGATGAAGGCTGTTGAACGCTTCAGGTGGCAGAAAGGCTTTCGGTTTTCCACCTACGCAACGTGGTGGATTCGACAATCAATGGGTCAATTCGTCCTTAGACGAAAGCGAATCATCAGGCTTCCAGCCCACGCTGCTACCGTCCAGAGAAGGCTTCTTCAGGCGACCGAAGACTTTCGAAAGTCGATGGGCTGCGATCCTTCCCAGGAAGAGCTGATTGAGCTTGTTGGCGCGTCTGAGACGGTTGTCAAAGCAACGATGCACTCAGGACGCTCGACCGTCTCGTTGCAGCAACCGATCAGCTCTAACGGCGAGGGCGACGCGATCGAGGACAAGGTTGAGGACGACAACCCAGGCGCAGATCCGTTCAAGAACGTTGCTGAAAAGCAGCTGCTTGCGATCGCGCGACGAGTCCTTAACGAGCTGTCACCAAAGGAAGCAGCTATTCTGCGACTTCGTTTCGGCCTCGTTGAAGACTCGCTTGACAGTAACGCATATCCCATCACCGAAGAAGAGATGCGTTCTGTCATGCAGGGAAAAGGCCTTACGTGAACGGGGTTGAATACGCAGCGATCATGATCGGAATCAGCGCATTGATAGCGTCAACGTCATGGTCGCTTCGGCTTTTGGTGGAAACAATCGTCTCAATCGGAAGACGACCCAACGACCATCGGCAGAAAAAAATTCCTAGGGCTTTGGTTGAAAATCCAGCTAGCGGGCTTGAGCAAAAGCTCGATCTCCTTCAGGGGGCCACATTTGGCCGGCGGATGATGCCTTACGGTAGGCAACCGTTTAGAAAGGACTAAAGACAATGTCACTTAAGAAAGGAAGCACCGTGACGCGAGGCTATGCAACGGTAGCAACTGACGAAGGCGTCAACTACCGTGACATCGCAGAGACGATGACAGAGCTTGGCTTTAGGATGAATCATTCCTCAGCAAGGAACTACGTCATTAGGGTGATGCGCAAGTTTGCGTGTGCATTCACAACCGAATATCACATTTCCTTAGACGACGAGCGTCTAAACGAGGTGGCACGTTCGCCTGGCTTCCAACACGGAATCGCAGACATCCTACATGCGCTCGAAGACGAGCGCCGCTCCGTCAAGCAAGCATAATATTTATCGAGGGGACGAACGCACCAAACGGTGCGTTGTCTGCTTAGGGCTACACATGAAACAAAAGACTACACCAAAAATCAAGCTTAACGACCTGTTGCGTCGCCGAAAGATGAACCTTAAGCAGATGCTTGACGAGCACGGCATCACCACGTATGAGGGGCTTCTGATCCGCTGTGACAGGATGGGCTGCCTTCCACCGACAGAAGACGAATTTTTTGCGGCTGAGCCGCGTTCGTTCGTCAACAACCCGGTCGAAGGCATTGTCGTCGTTGATCCTCCTCTCGTGGTCGACGACCTAGCTGGTCGTCGCATTGACGTTGATGACAACGGCCTTAGCGATCAGGAACACGAAGCAGCAGTGGCCTCAGATCTTGGCAAGGAGATGACGCTTAACGTGCCATCCCTAGAAGCCATCCAGAAAAAAGCTCGTGCCAAGAAAGAGGCAAACTAAGCCAGGCGATGACAGAATATTCTAGCAGCGATCTTTCACCTGTCGCGAGACCAAGAGTCATCGATGTTTCACCCAAACATAACGCTGAAAGCAGCCGGCAGGCTGGCGGGAAAAAGCACAGCCGGCGCCGCCGGCGCAACGAAAAAACAAACGTTGCGCCTCTTTCAACAACGCAACAATGGCCGCTGGAGGCGCTACCGATCCAACGAGTGGTGATCGAATACGGACGGCGGACTGCAGCCATCCAGGCGCAAAACGATGCCCAAACGTTAAGAAACCTGATTAATCGCATCAGGGTGCTTGGGATAAAAAACGAGCTGTTGGAGAACGTTCTTTACGACGTTGAGGAAGCAGCTGATCGCCTGCAAAAGCAGCTGACGCAAGCATACGCTGACGACGAGTAGACGCTGATATCTACTGTTGTGGATGCAGTTGCGTCTTTGACGACGTGGTTTTCGCAGCAGCTTGATGACATCAGGTGTCACGAAGACACCAAGGCGTATGTCGTCAACCTTCTTTCAAGGTTTAAGCCTGAAGACGAATTGGCCGATCGTTCTGTTGTCGTTGCGTATGCCGCGGCAAAGCAATCAGGCGACTTTTCATCGTTTCAACGCATCGGCGACTGGGTCCTGTGGGCAGAGGCTATACAACCGGGCCTTGTCTCGCTAGAACGCCATGTCGTTAGCTCGATCGGTCGGCTGTCGTATTACGCATGTCATCGCATCATGCGCGGCCAGTGGCGCCTTTACGAGGAGCTTGCGGATGAGCTGCTTCCAATCGCAGCAGACGTAAGGCGAAAGCTAGCAAAGCAGCTTTCGCCGTCGTCATGTCACGGATCATGGAGATTCCAAGGTTTGCTTTGACAAGCCAATCTGGTGAACACTTTAGTATCTTGAGGGTACGGTTTTTCACATGACCGACCAAGAATTTGCTGACAGCCTTTGTGGGCTTGAGAAGCGTGACTCGCAGAACAAGGTCGAGGCCAGAGGCCTCATGTACAGGTTAGTCTCTGTCGACGGCGAAAAATTTCTAGGTGAGCCATCAGACGTCCGCACGGACAGGATCTGCGTGGAGATCACAGGTCGAAACGTTTCTCGTGCGTGGGTTGGTTGACACGCCTCTCGTAGCCACAAAAAGCAAAAGAGGCCTAAAGCCCCTTTTGGCACAAAAGATGAGAAGAAAAAAAGCCGTGGTGCGTTTAACGCACCACGGCTTTTGATCACTGAGATGTTGAGGTTACGCCGGGAGAAACCCGATCTCCACGAGGCGGTTCATGCCGAACAGGGAGATGCAGTTGACGAACGGCTTTCCGGCGACGGCAGGCATGCGATACCAGTACGGCGGGTGCTTCGGCGCGCCGCTGCCCGGGCCGAAGTATCCGGTGAACAGCTCGCGTCCCATTGGGCCCTTGCCGGTGTAGCCGTAGTGGGGGCCGAAGTAGGGCTGTAGGGCGTAGTGGCCCTTCCACATGAGCGAAAACTCCTTCAGCGTTTTGCCGCCGAACGGGCCGAGGGCGTAGAGGAGGATGAGGATTGCGTCTTGGTTGTTGATCAGCCCACGGGACAGATCCGTCCGTCGTGCGTGGCGTAGGGACATCAGAAACTTCACTGCGTCGTTGGTGGTGTCCAGCATGACCCAATCATACCTCAATGAAACGTAGTCTTTCACTTTTCTCTAATGAAAAGTGCTTTCAATAAGGGTTACACCTACGTTAAAATTACACTCAGGGTGTAACCCTTATTGAAAGCACTTTTTAACAAGGAAAAGTGTAACTCGGCGTGGTTCCTGGTAAGATGGAACCATGGATGGCAAATTGATCCTCACAGTCATGAGTAAGGGATGAAAATTACGTGCCAGGACATCATGAAGCTGTCGATGACGCTTCGTAACGTTGCTGAGTTGGGTGGGAAATACCCACTCTCAATCGAGAAACTTCAGCTTCGGTTTTCGCCTGAAGGCTACCTGTGCATCGACGGTGAGCGTGACATCGACCTGGTCGCGCTCGGCGAGATTGACATCCTTCCCGTGTTTAACGGAGGTGAACCCGGCGGGAAAGCCATGGTCTGTGAGACGCTCTCCGGAAAGCGATTCATCTGGAGCGATCCAGACCGTGAATGGTTTGCTGTCGGCCATGATCCGAACCACATGTGGCCGGGGCATTGGTCTTAAAGTCTGCTTAAGGATTCAAGGTGTCAAACATGTCGACTCACTCATACATCGGGATCGAAAACCGTGACGGCAGCGTCACCTTCGTCTACTGCGCCGGATGCGGGCATAGCCCGTACTGGCGTCCTTGACACAAGGCCGGCTGCTTCGTTCCCCGCATCCGCGACCTTCTAGAGAAAGTCAAATAGGGAATTACACCCTGAGTGTAATTCTTTCCTGTTGAAAGCACTTTTCAACAGGAAAAGTGCAAGTAAACCCCCGGCATGGTAGGATCGAACCATGGCAATCACCACGGTGTTCCGGAACGTACAAAACGAGGTCACGCGTGAAGAGGTCTCGTACGCCGGCCGCGTGATCGAAATCCGCAATTACCATGCCACCCGCAACCACTCGGACACGCTGGACTACACCGACATGCGTGGCACCGACTGCGTCGATGCCCTCGTCTACGTCGGCCGCAAGGTCCCTGAGGACTTCAATGGCTCGTTCTACTCCCGCGCCATCAACAAGTTTCTGAAGGCCGGCGACCACGTCCCGTTGGAGGCTCGCTTCACGTACGAGGACTGCACCAACCTCTTCGCCTAGCGCAACGGCTGCGCCTCGACGCCCACCGTCGACGCCGACTTCGCTGCGAACCCCGGGATGGCAGAGGACCTCGTCGCCTGGCGCGAGCTCCAGGAGAAGACGAAGCGTGAGGCTGCTGCGCTTCAAGCGAAGCGGGACGCCGAGGAAAAGGCTCGTAAGGAAGAGGCCGAGCGCAACCGTCCCGTGGTCGGCAAGCGCATGGAGGTCTTCAAGGGCCGGAAGGTGCCGATCGGCACCACGGGCACGGTCGCCTACGTCCACATCAACGGCGGCGTCCTCCTCAAGAACGACAACGAGTGGCAGAACCGGAAGGCCAACGGCGTGTGGGTCAACCGCGAACACCTGCGCCTCGCGGGCCCGTGCACCCTGCACGAAGACTGCCGTAACGACAGTCGTAACGACTTCAAGCTCGGTCGCTGCTGCGCGGAGGAGCGTCGCAAGCCGGTCGTGGTGAAGTGATACTATCGAAGCCTGGCTCGATGAGTGGCTTGACGAACCCGAGCAGTGAAAGTCATTGACTCACTGTGTTAGAGTTGAACTATGAATCGAGACGAGTTCTTCGAGCTGCCCGTCATCATGTCGTACTTTCCGTTGACGTTCGTGTCCGGACGCCAGCAGTGGACGAACTTTGAGATTCACTGCAACGACTGTAAGAAGCTGATTCCTAGGGACAGGACTCGGGGCGAAGTCGCGAAGGTCTTCGGCGAAGGCTACAGGACAGTCAAGATCGACTATGAAGTCGTGGCACATGGCCTGTGTCCGGCCTGTGACAAGCTAACGACGGCAAAATACACCCTCCACGAGGACATGACGCTGACGGGTCACCATCCGAAAACCGGCGAGCTATCTCGATTGGGAATGCGGCGACTCACGCTTTGGGAACGGGCTCGTGATTGGTGCAAGGAACGGTTCAGCGGGGGTAAAGTGGAATCATGAGCTAGTTAGGAAACCTTTTTAGGTGAAAGACAGAAGAAAGGTAAGATCAAGACATGCACATCTCCTCCCTCAAGGAACACCTCGACGCCGGCCACCTCGTCACCGAGGTCGAGCTGCGAAGCATCATCGACCAGGCTGCTCGGGCGTCGGACGCCTTGTCGCAGAACGAACACGACCGGTTCGCGCGGTGCACTGCGCTTCTCATCGAGGCAATGTCTTGCCTCGAGGCTCAGTCAGTGAAGTCTAACCCATAACCTGGTATGATCTGAACAATGGTAACGAGAAAGCAGGTGCAAACCGCTGCGATGGATCGATTCGACTCCTTGAGCAACCTCTACAAAGGTCTCAGCGAGATCGAACGTAAGTATCCTGGCGCGATCAGTGCGTGCATCGACGCATTCCATGATTTCTACGATGATTTCGATCCTCCCCAAGTCGATAGGATGATCTTCGATTCCTTGTCCGAGGAGGATGGCGTTCTCTTTTGGTACGAAGTGTCCTACGCGGATCCCGCGAAGTGGGATCCCAACACCAACAAATGGGAGGGTTCCTAGAACATGTTCAAGCGAAACGACAAGGCTGACATCAACGAGACATCCTTCCATGGAGTCGAAGTCGTAGCGAGCATGGAGACGATGGCGCGCCTCTTCGGGCCGCCCGGCCAGGGCGACGGCGGGTACAAGACCAAGCACGAGTGGGTCTTCGAAGGCGAAGGGTTCAACGTCGCCGTGTACGACTACAAGTACGACGGTTCGATCTCGGGCAATTGGCACGTCGGCGCGGAAAGCAGCTTCAAGGCGAAAAAGTTTGCGAAGTGGTTCAACAGCTACGTAGCCAAGCAGTAAAATCCAAACGAAAGACAAACAATGTCGTTCTATTCGTTCAAGCCCAACCCCAAGCAGCTTGCATTCGAAAAGGCGAAGCGCCTTTTTGGAAACGATGCAAAGGTCCTGATCGAAGGCGAACGCCCCTCGCCCCTCGCCTGCAGGAGCTTTGGGATCCCGACTGGCGTGTACCACGTCTCCTGCGACGTAAACGAGCAGCACGTCGCCAGCGCCCACGCCAAGGACTGGCGGAAGGCGTACAAGCTCCTCGTCATCGAGATCGAAAAGGCATTCGAGAAGCGCCTTCACAACGTGAACGGTGTGTAAACCTGCAACAGTCTATGGTACACTAATCTAACAAGCAGTCACAACCAACAAATTCTGGAGACAAAACAACAATGTCGTCGATGTCCGTGAACACCTTTCTCAAGACCGCAGTTCGCCTGCAGCCCTGCGTCAGCATCCTGCTGCGCGGTAACCATGGCATCGGCAAGAGCCAGCTGGGTCGCCAGCTCGCCCGTGCGATCGCCGCAAAGGAAGGGTTGAAGGACTTCCCGGTCATCGACCGGCGCCTGTCGCAGGTCACCGAGGGTGACATCGTCGGCCTTCCGTCGACCGACAACCAGGTGACCCGCTTCAACCCGCCCGATTGGTACATGCAGGCGTGTCGGCAGCCCGTGTTCCTGTTCCTCGACGAGCTCAACCGGGCCACGCCGGAGGTCATGCAGGCTGCGTTCCAGATCGTTCTCGATCGTGAGCTCAACGGGTGGAAGCTTCACACCCAGACGCGCGTGATGTCTGCGATCAACGTCAGCTCGCAGTACAACGTGAACGAGGTCGACCCCGCGCTGCTCAACCGCTTCTGGGCAGTCGACCTGGTTCCCGAGGTCGAGGACTGGGTCAGCTGGGGGAACGAGAAGTGCGAGAACCCGGATCCGGAGGTCCAGAAGGTGAAGGCCCTCTTCGGCGGGACCAACTGCATGCCCGTCATCGTCGACTTCATCGTCGAAAACTCGAAGTGGCTCGATCCGCCGAAGTCGTACGAGCCCGGCACCATCCATCCCACCCGACGGTCGTGGGAGCGCCTCGGCGACGCGCTCGCGGTCGCCGGTGTCGGCGACAACTTCAACGATGATGGGTTTTACCCCATCTGCGTCGGCTTCATCGGGAACGAGGCGACCATCGCGTTTCGTGAGTTCGTCGCGAACAGCAACAACCGCTTCACCGGAGAGGACATCCTCAACAACTATCCGAAGGTTCGAAAGCGCGTCATCAGCAAGAAGCGCAACGAGCTTCTGAACGTTGCCATCGAAAAGCTGGCGGAGGTCGTCCTGAAGCTCGACAAGATCACCCCCGCGCAGGGCGAGTGCATCGAAAAGTTTGCGCTGGACCTCACCCCCGAGCTTCGCATCTCGTTGTGGATCAAACTGACGTCCACCGGCGTCGACAAGCTCGAGCTCGCCAAGTCGCTTCAGGCATACCTTGCCAAGCACGTCGTCGCAGCGTTCGGCGTGCCCTACGGCGAGGCGGGCGTCGGGGTGCTACCGAACATCCCCGGGATGTTTGCCAACAAGACGGAGACCCCGAAGAAGTAATTAGCCACGGAGCGCATGTCAACTTTTGACCAAGGCCTTTGGAGATGCCGAGCGATTGCACGTTACAACCGTGCAATCGCTCGGCATCCACACCGCTTTGACGAAGCTGGCTTAGCGCTCATAAACGACGCAGCGTGCATCACCATGTTGAGCAGCCTGACGACGTGGTGCACAAAACGTGGCATCATAGTTGAGTTCAAAAAAGCAGCTAATGGGGCGTTTTTCCCGGATGAAAAACGGATCGAGATCAACGCCAGGCTCAAGCCTGAGAACCAAGTCTACTGCCTGCTCCATGAATGTGGGCACGTCCTGATCGGCCATAAGAACACAAACGAACGTTTTGGGATGGGTTACCCGTCAAGCAACGTCCCGCGGATTGCAAGGAGGCTCACGCACAAGTGTGACGTCATTGATGAAGAGCTAGAGGCGTGGTACCGCGGGTTTAAGCTTTCACGTAGGCTTAAGTTCAACGTTGACAAGCAACGTTTTGATGCGTTTAAGAGCAAAATGATCATCTCATACATGAAGTGGGCCTTAAACGTTGGAGGGTTCTGATGTCAAAGAAGCTGCCAAATGCGCCCGTGCCAGACGGGCACATGAGCTCGATCGAAAAGGCGTTTATTAGCTATGTCATGTTGAAGCTTGGCATCGTCCCGATCGACGATCTTCGCCTCGACGTGCAGCGTTCGATGAAGAACACGCCGCCAGCAGAAGCGCGCGCGATGAAACGAAAGTTCCGAAAGCTTTGGCGAAAATTGAGCAAGGAACAAAAGAAAGCGGTTAACAAACGTGCTTTCTACGTTGAACCTGGCAAGGTTCCTTCGTCATCGCAGCGCTCTAACAGGAAAAACTTGGTGTACAACAAGGTCTGGGAAACCATGATCGCTCCGTTGATTTCTAGCTTTAGAAACCCGCAGAACGATGAACCAAAGGAAGAGGCTTGAGCGCATCATCCCTTAAACCAAGGGTGTAACTACAACGTTTTCATGGTAATATATCATCAACGGTCATGAAAACCTGGGCCGTAAGCTGAAAAGCTGCGAACCGTATGAACAAGTCTCGTTCTCGCAAAAAAATCGTTTGGGTCAGCAACGATGGACGTGCTCCAGCGCCCTTTGCTGCGATCATGCCTAGCTTTTCACAGCCAATTCCGTTTCCTAATGAGTGGGCTGAAAGCCTGGTTCCGGGAACGCTTTGGGCCTCCTGCGCGCCGCTAAGTCGGGCTACGTTGTACAATCCTCTTAACAATCAAATTGTTAATGAGCTGAGCGACGAGCTGGTTGAGAGCTACGTAGGCACGATTCCACCTGGTTCGATCATGATTTACGCAGGTACCATGCGTCGCGAGGAACGCGACCATCAAAGCAGGATCATCAACGTACTGTGTCATACGTTCATTGTTGCGGGAGGACGATACGTAATCAAGTCACCTCGCGTTGTTCGCCCTTGCTAGCTTGCATTCACGTTCACAAACCAACACATGACAAACATCATTGACGTAACTGACGAGTCTTTTGAGGAAGCTGTCACCAAAGCCGACGTTCCTGTCCTGATCGACTTTTGGTCAGAGGACTGCGCTCCGTGCAAAGTGCTCGCGAGGGTGCTCGAGGCGCTTGCAGCAAAGGACCAACGCGTCAAGATCGTCAAAGTTGACGTTGACGCAAACCCAAGGCTAACGTCAGCCTACCGCGTCCGCAGCGTCCCAACAGTCGTTGCAGTCAAGGACGGCAAGACCGTCGCCACCAAGGTCGGAACCTGCTCAGAGAATGTGCTTCTGGCCATGTTGGGGTTCTCACCCTTGCCTGCAAAAGATTAATCCTGGGTCATCCTAGGGTCAGCTATTTTCATAGTTGAATGTTGTGATTAACGAGGGATTCGTTCATGATCGACAATGAAATCGTAGAGTTTCTTGGAAAGCATGCTGCGCTCCTGGAGCACTCTAGGCTCTCTGAGAAGAAGTGTGTCAACAGGCTAGTCAACCTCCTCGAAGGGATCGAGGTTGATCTTCTTGAGGTGATGGATGCTGATGACGCACCTAACATCAACGACATCCTTAAGAGAAACCAAGTCTGGCAAAACGTTGCTCTTCTTGCAGTGATGCGCGCCGCGGCGCAAATGATCAACTACGATCCTAATCATCCTGATTGGGAAAACATTGCACCGAAGGTCGCAAAGGATCGCGTCAACGCAATCATTAAGCAGCTTTTCGTAGATGTTAACGTGGCATTTCAAAACGCCGAGGCTTCCGTCTGTTCCATGCTCGCTAACGTTGACGACCTTCCAAAGGTGTAAGCCCCTCCCTTTTAGGGTAGAATTGTATCATGATGTCAAAGAAATCCACAGGGACGATGACCTTCACGTCTCCCACCGCTGTTGCGTTGTGGAACTGCGAAATCTCCGGCCAGATCTCGGACGGCACCTGGGAAAACTCGCGACCGACCAACCACTGGCAGTTCTGGTGTCGTCTTGACGTCAAGCTTGGCGCCGAGAACGAGGTGAACGTCACTGACGAAGGCAGGTACTCGTGTCGCAAGAACGACTACGCGCTCATCAAGCTTCACCAGATGAAGTTCGACGACGGGACGTACGTCCTTCGCAACCGCATGTTCGCATACGGGCGCATGGCAAAGGCTGGGGCCGACCCGACCGACTACGACCTGTGCAGGGCTGGTGAATACATGCCCAAGACGCTGGATGAGTTCAACGCACAGAGGGCGTCCGGAAAGTATGAGCACGACTTCATCGCGAAGTACATGTCTCGTGTCACGCAGGAGCTTGCGGAAAGGTTCTATGCGTCGACGTACACCCTCAAGGAGATGAACGAGGATCTTAACCTCATCATGAGTGTCATGAGGTCCGTGGAAACGTCTTGGTGAAAGATCGCCTGGGAAGCATTCCAACACGATCGTAGCCAGTGTAAGTTGCCACCAGCTTAGGTAGAATAAGGGTCAGGAGCAGCAAATGATCATGTCGACCTTGAGCCCGTGTCCTGAGACCCACGCCGACGATGGGCGCGTCGAGGCCTTCATCAAGGCCGCTCGCATGAGGCTTTCCATGGGAATGAACGAGGCCGAGTGCATCAGCGGCATCCAGCGCATGGGCGCAAGCGCAGAGGAGGCCTTCCTGGCTGTCAAGGCCGCTAACGTTTTTCTGGGTGCGCCGTGAACCTTACGTGTCGCTGCTGTGGCGCAGACGTACCGCCCGGTCACCCTGCGCACCGAGGACTGCTGATCAACGAAAAGGCTAGCCTCGGTGCGCTTCTTCTTCAGGCCCGCGAGCGCCTCAACGAGATGCAGGGGCGCAGGCGCATGAAGCGACCGGCTGCCCAACAGGGCAGCGAACAGGAAATCATCCAGGCGTTGGAGGCTAGCATTTCGCGAGCCGAAAAGCGGTTGCGGGATCTTGCGGTTGCAGAAACCAAGGTGGTTGAAAATGGGTAAGCTGTTGAAGCTGGAAGACTATCGCTACACCTGGAAGCAGGTGTTTGCGCACGATGGTGAATACACGACGATGCAGACCTACGTTGACTCTGCCACAAACGCGATCGAGATCGTTCAGTTCAACGACGACGGCGAAGCGGTGCGAACGTATCTTAGCGGTACCGACGCAGTCAACTTTGCGCTAGCTGTTTCCAGCATCCTGCGCAAGAAAGACGTTGCCGAGTAAGCTTCAGCATCTTAACGAACAGCTTCACGGCGCTTAGGTAACACTAAGCGCCGTGCAATTATGCACACGTGGATGGTACATTAAGACAATGCAAACAGTGATCGACGTCCTAGAGCAGCTGGAAGGCTGTGCTGGCAGCAACGCCAAACGTGACATCCTGCACATGAACCGCGAGAATGAGCTGCTGAAGCGCGTGTTCGTTGCGGCGCAGGACCCGTACACTGTCTACTACGTCAGCAAGTTCAAGATGCCGAAGTCCCGCGCTCAGATGCGTAACGTTGATGACGTCATCCAGGAGTTTCTCATTGACGTGCTTCCGCTGCTTTCTTCGCGGCGGGTGACTGGAAACGAAGCGAAAGCGCTGGTCGAAAATACGTTTGCTAACATGAACGAGATCACGCAGAAGTGGTGCCAACGTATCATTCTTCGCAACCTTCGTGTTGGTGTTCAAGAGTCTACCTTGAACAAGGTGTGGCCGGGTTTGGTAAAGAGCTTCTCAGTCGCCCTTGCGGAGACGTTGAAGAGCGAGTTTGTCAAGGGCCACGGCATCAAGATCCTTGAGGACGTCAGGTACCCTGTCCGCGTCGAGCCGAAGCTAGACGGGTTGCGTTGCATCGCAGTGAAGCATAACGGCATCGTCACCTTCTACACCCGAAACGGAACGGTGCTCGATACCTTGCCGACGATAAAGGCCGCGCTTGAGAAGGCGCAGTACGATAACGTTGTTCTTGACGGTGAAATGATGGGGAAAGATTGGAATGAGAGCGCATCTGTCATGATGTCCAGGAAGGATAAGAAAAACGACGACAACATCAGCTACAACGTCTTTGACGCGATGACGTTGAGCGCCTGGACGTCCCAGGCGTCGGAAAAGACTGGCACCTACGCGACCCGGATCGAACTGGTTAAGGATGTTGTCGCCTGGTGCGCCAGCGATCGCGTTCGTCAGGTGCCACACATCATGGCACAGAACGAAGATGAACTTAAGGCTTTCTTCACCAAGTGCATGGACGAAGGCTTCGAAGGCGTCATGCTGAAGACGCTCGACACGCCTTACGTGTTCAAACGCTCGGACAACATCCTGAAGCTGAAGCCTGTCACCACGTATGAGGGCGTCATCGTCGGGCACTACGAGGGGCGGCGTGGGACCAAGCGCGAAGGCCTTTTCGGCGGCTTCAATGTGGTTCTTTCGAATGGCGTCGTCACCCGCATCGGAGGCGGCTTCAGCGACTCGTTGAAGGCTGACGTGCAGCTAAACGGGCCTGACACCTACCTCGGCAAGATCGTTGAGATCGAGGCCCAACCAGACCCTATGACGAAGGATGGGCTCACCGTCGACGGCAAGGCACGGTTCCCAGTGTTCACGCGCTTTCGTGACGAAAGCGACGTAGATCCGAAGGTCATCGAAGCCGGCGTGGCTTACTTTGACAACGAAGACGTCGGGTGAAAGCTATTCCTGGCGTAAAGGCAAACCATGGATGACAACCAAAGCATTCGAAGCAGAGCCAAAGAGTACCTCGAACAAATTGGGCAGGCACCCAAGATGTACGCAACGACGTGCGAAGCATTTTTGTGTTCCGTCACTTCGATCGTCTGGGTGATCACAGACTTTGATCAAGAAGCGTTCTGGTTTCGTCACCTTCCCGCGAGCAGGCGGTATTGGCCAGACGTGCTTCAAAAAGATTTCACTGATGAATGGGCCCGAAACGTGGTCGACGACGCGTTGCAGCTAATTTAGCAGCAACAGGCTCCTCCTAAAATGATCAAAGAAAAGCGTCTCGTTCCTGGATTTTGTTTCACGACGAAAGAGGTCGTCTGGACAGCAGATGGTCTACAGGATGAGATCAAGGCCTGGATGATCATCAGCGTTGTTCCGGTGGGCCGTCGACGGCACGCAAGGTCAACCAGCAAGGCAATGTCCTGGGACGTCGTCGTGATGCGTTTTGGTGGTGAAGATGCCAAGGTGACCACCTTCAACCTTTCAAGAGCGGATCTTGAACGAAAGAAGATTCGCGCGCTGTTCGGTGGATAGTTTTCTATCCATTACACCCTGGGTGTATTTCTTCTTGAAAGCTGTTTTCAACAAGGAATTACACCCACGTTAAAATTACACTCTGGGTGTAATCTCCCAGGAGATGCTTTCCTTTGGCGGATGGTGGTTTCCTAAAGGCCTGGCCCAAAAACACTCCTGGGTCATCCTGAGGGCCTCCAACAGCCATCTGCAGGATGCCGGGGCTTTCCTGGCACGTGCTAAGGCCTGTTGAAAGCACTTTTCAATCACTGAAATCGGTGTAATGTGGGCGACCGTGTGGTAGTATGATCTTACGGTGGCCAAATTGGACGAAGGTCCAGCTAGAACCACCCACACAAGCTTCGTAGGCCCCGAAGGGGTGGCAGCGTTGGGACGCCAACGCTGACCGAAGAGGGGATCGCATCCTCCACGCGGCACTAACGTTTGTCAGGGGACTCCCTGGAAGCTAGCAAAGTGTAAGTTTCACATCAATCTTGATAGGATTGAACCATGAACGCGTGCAGGTGCGGCCATGACGGGCAGGGATCACACCCCTGTCACGCCAAAGCGTACAAGTGCAGAAAGCCTGCGAGCCAGCGTTTCTACAACGCGCAACGCGTTGCGCTGACGGGCATGCAGATGAAGCTACAGGTCCAAGATACCTGGGCGTGCGACGAGTGTTGGGAAGAGTTCAAGGCGATGAAAGTCGCCCAAGAAAGCGGTAGGTAGGAACATGAAGGACATGTTCGATCGTGACATCAACGTAGGAGACCTGGTCGCGTATGCGACGAAGAGCAGCACGGACGCAGAGCTAAGCATCGCCGAAGTGATAGCCTTCGCAGGTGGACGTAAAGGCGGAGTGCGCGTCAAGGTCCTCCGCTCAAACACGAACGCGTTCAAGCTCGGGCTCCACGGCGTCCAGAAGGATCCGGAAACCGGCAAGGAACGCACGGTGTTGCTTCGCGAGCCGATGACAGCTTACGAAGCGACGGTCACCAAGTCCGATCGGATTGCGATCATCAACGGCGCACTCTTCCCGAAGTTCGACGCGTAACAACGACTGGGTGTAAGAACGTTCTGGCTGTGATACATTGATTTTGGCACGTGTAACACGTGCCCACGCCTCGCAGGCCCCGAAGGGGTGGTTGCGCCGGGACGCCGGCGCTGACCGAAGATGGGATCGCATCCCACGCGCGGCACCAAATGAGCAAACACCACAGACGAAAGGTCACGCAAGAGCAGATCGATGCGATGAATCGGCAGCTGGACGTCACACGTGCAAGCTACCGTTATTACATGGATGAAAGCGGTAGGTTGGCAACGTGCAACGCCGTAATTTACGACGTCGGGCGCAAGTTTGCGCCGCCTTTTGGCAAAGTCATCAATGAAAACCTCTGTGAAAGAGGAGTAGAGTAGCGAGGCCCACAGGGCCAACATTGGGGATTCATCTAGCGGCTAAGATGACAGGTTCTGACCCTGTTCACAGAGGTTCGATTCCCCCATCCCCAGCCAGGCATTGTTTTCGTCAACTGGAGAGTTCATGATGATCAAAGGGAACGATCAGGGGCCGAGCGCCTGCGATGCCGCGTCGGCCGTGCTGCAGAATCGCTGTTGTGACTTCTCAACGGTGAAGGTGACCAAGGGGCTCGAGGTGACTGTCTGCGACGAAAATGGCCCGCGCGAGCTCGCTGTCGTCGGGCGCCCGGGGCGCGGCGCCTTTCGCCTCAAAGGCAGCACGAGGTGGTTTACCTACGAAGGGGAGCCGGCCCATGACGCGCCGGGGCTCTTTGTTCGCCCTCGTCTTCCCGGCGATGAGAAGAAAGCTGATCCCATCGTCCAGCGAAACGAAAAGTACGCTAAGCTGCGCGAGCTGATGGAAAAGCGAAACGCTATCGTAAGTGATTACAAGCGTTCCGCTGAGCAGATCGAACGCGTCGAAAACCAAATGATGCGGCTCGCCTCGGCGCCTCCGATCGACATCCACGAGCAGGCAAAAAAGATCGCTGACGCTGCGTACGCGTCAGCCGTCAAGCGTCTTACGTTGGAGCAAAAGCAGCGTGATGACGATTACAAGCGTTACGCCTCCGGTGTGGTCGAAGCCAAGGAAAAGCTGGAGAAGCGCGCCGCTGATCTCGCTGGCATTTGTGCCGAGATCGTTCAGTACACGAAAATCCTGCAGCGCCCCGTCGGCTGACGCTGTCATGAGCGTCGCGTAAAGATCGCGACGATGATCGCCACAAAGCAAAAGTGAAAACCATAATCTACGTGTGATAAGGTTTAAACATGTTCGCAAGCTGTGAGACTGAATTCAACCTTGATCGTCACCTGTTGCCGTTCATGATGGAGAACGCATTTTTTGCTTCGATCTCCCGGCAGCTCAACAAGGTTCCAACGCGTGCGCTGCCGACCGCGGCAGTCGCTTACGACACGGCCGCAGATCAGCTGACGTTGTATTGGAACCCGGACTTTTTGTCCACGCTCGAACCGAGCGAGATCCGAGGTTTGCTGACCCACGAGTTTTACCACATCGTTTTTGGTCACCTGTCGTCGCGGCGTAAGCCGCCGCCCAGCCTTTGGAACATCGCCACCGACCTTGCGATCAACTCGCTGATCGTCGAGAACTCGAGCCGCTCCGTACGATCCTCCGTTGACAGCGACGGGCGCGCCCTCCCGAAGGGTGCCCTGATCCCGGGAAAGTGGCCGACCAGCGACGAGCGCGAGCCTTCCAAGGAAGAAAAGCAGGCCATGACGCTGGCGAGCGTGATCGCTTCGCTTCCGAAGCTTGAGTCGTCCGAGTTCTACTTCATGAAGATCCAAGAGGCCGCTTCCAAGAACCGAACCGGCGCGGGCAGCGAGGGCGGAGGAGAGGACGGCGAAATGGAGCTCGGCCCGCTCGACAGCCACGAGCCTTGGGACGACGTTTCCGACGTTACGAGAGAGATCGTTGCCGGAAAGGTCAAGTCGATGGTCGAACGCGCAGTCCGAGAAGCTGACCGCGCAAGCGCTGGCGGTTGGGGCAACATCCCTGCTGACATTCGCGAGAGCATTCGTCGTTCGGTTTCCACCATCATCAACTGGAAGTCCGTCTTGCGGCAATTCATCGGGTCGATCATCCGAGGCGCCCGGACGACGAGCATCAAGCGGATCAACCGTCGTTACCCATACATTCATCCCGGCATCAAGCGTGGATGGACCGCCAAGCTTCTGGTCGCCGTCGATCAGTCTGGTAGCGTCGGCGACGAGATGCTGTCGCAGTTCTTTGCTGAGCTGGTGTCATTGACGAAGAAGGTTGAGATCGACCTTCTTCCGTTCGACTGCGCGTGCTCTGACAACGACGTCGTCAAGTGGACGAAGGGGACCATTCCGTTCGAAGCAACGCAGCGTGTGAAGTGTGGCGGAACCAACTTTGACGCGCCGACGAACGTCTTTAACGACCCCAAGAACAGGGGGCGCTGGGACGGGCTGCTGATCCTCACCGACGGATGCGCCCCTGCGCCCGGGCCGACGCGCTTGAAGCGCGGTTGGATCTTGGGAAACGGCTGCAAGCTGGAGTTTCCGTCGGACGAGCTGCAGATCTTCGTCACCAAAGAGCAGCGCCAGGAAGGCGCTTGGCGCTGAGGCGTCTTCACAACCACAAATCGATATGTTTAACAAGTTGCTTGAAGCTTTGATTGTCATCCTCTTTTGGCTCATCTGCCAGATGATAGTATCTGCGTTATGCACGGCTTTCATCTTCGCTGGATGGAATTGGGGCGTCGTCCCTTCTGTCACAGGAGCCAAGAGCGTTGGGATCTTCACAGCTTTTTGGTTGTCTGTCTTTTTCTCGGTCGTCGGCGGGTTCTTTTACTCAATCACTGACAAATGAAAAACTACGTACGTCTTAACAAAAAGCTACGCGCATACATCGATCTCTTTTGGGGTCTGATCGCGATGTTCGTTCTTGTAGGATGTTGCCTGCAACGCACAGAAGCGGTCATCATCGGTGCTATGGCGACTATGACGTGGGTGGTGAACACCATGATCCGTCGAGCGTTCAATGCGCTTGATACGCTTAGGGCACCAGACGATCAAGAAAACGATGACTGAGGAACAAAGGGAGCCGCTACGTACTTCTTGAGATGAGGATACGGGTAGGTGACATCGTTTGCATTAACGACTTGGGCTCGAACCTTTTGCTTTGGTCCGCACCTCCCTTGAAGAAAAGCAAAGAAGCACAGGTAGTTTCTTACCTGTATGCCAACGAAGTGGCGCTCGTTGTCGGCGTCATCACGTACGACGCAAAAGACATCTTTGTTGTGGCGCCTCAAGGTTGCGGTTGGACGTTTGCAGCCTTGGTCAAAAAGCTAAACGCCTGAGACATCGTTCACACCAGCTTGTTGAAGACGCTCCAGTTGTTGCTTCCGATGTAGATTATCCTGGTCCAGCCGTAAGCAGTTGTGATGGCTGCGCCATTTACTCCATCGATGCGATGAGCAACGTTTGAGCTTGAGATGATGATGTTTCTCGTTGCTGCAGATCCATCTGCGTCTTTGAACCAGTGTTCTTCCCACAGGCTTGGTGAAGACCCCAACGTCATTGTGACGTGAGCCGCAGCGCCAGTCACAATGACGTGGTGCGCCTCTGCTGGGACTGACAGGCTAACGCCCGTGAGCGATCCAGACCTGACCATTGGGACCATCACTTGCATGTTTGCGCCCGCGGAAACAGAACCGCTGACTAGCACGGTTGAACCGCTGAGGATGATGTTGATTGAAGGTAGCGCCATGTCTTTAGAGGCTTTCGTCGCGTGGGTTTAGCGTGCTTTGGATGACTCCGGACGCAATCAACGTTGCCCTGACTGTGTCTTGGTATGGCATTCCTGCCCACGTCAGGTTTTGGATCACTCCGTTGTTGACGGAGACGTTGTTTGCCTTAGGCTGCGACGAATCGTCAAAAAACACGCTGACGTTTTGGCCGGTGACGACTACTGGCCAGGCAATGCCGTTTGTCTGGGACGCAATCAGGTTTCGTACGTCGACCTGGGAGTTTGACTGCACGTCTAACGTGCTGGACATCAACGCAGACCCAGAGTAGTTTGCGATCGACATGATCACCTGGCTGCTTCGAACTTTTGGCAGGCTGTTCCAGATGACTGACGATCCCATCTCAAGGCGGCTGTCCCTGATGTTGATCTGCTTCCTGTTCGCAGTGACCATTCCAGACTCGATCATGGACACCTTTGCGCCGTTTGTGATCGATAGGCTGCCAGACGTGCTGTAAAGCCTGCTCCTGTTGACAGCGACGCGTCCCCCGCTGATCTCTAGGAACGGAGACTCTAGGCTACACTGTGAAAACAGGATCTGTGCGCTTTGGTCTCCGTTGATGTTCAACGGCGCGTAGTTTGGATAGTCTGCCGTGATAGCAACGCCGCTAAAGATCAGGCTTCCTCTGCCACGTGCGGTGATGTGTGACGTGATGATCGTGGTAGGGCTAGCTGAGATTAACGTGTGACCGACTGTGCCTGACGCAAAAGCCGTCGTGTTGATCGAACCAGTTTCACCAGCCATTGCCCACCCTAGGTTGGTGTAGCTGTTACCTGACCTGCTGATGAGGTAGTCATGGTTGACCGAACCGGTGCCAACGAAAAAGATCCTTGGCGCGGTGCCAGACGTATAGTTGACTGAGCCCGACAGCGCGCTTATCGTTCCAAGGCTGGTCACAGAAAGCGACTCTGACAGCGCAGAAACAAATGTTAGGCTTCCGCCGTCAAGCTCTACGTCAATAGCATAGTCGCTTGTGTATTCAGTGATTGAGGGCTTTAGGTTGACAACGTAGTTGAAACGAAGCCTTCCGCCACCGCCAATCAGCCTACGGTGAAGCTCATTGAGCGACAACAGCGGCTTGTCGGTGCTTCCTAAATTTTCATCGCTGCCGTTAGTAAAGTCAACTGTCCAATTTAGCTGATTTTTCCAGTAGTTCGTGCCAAGCAGCAAGCGATGCCAGACGACCAAACTGTCGTCAGATTCCACCGTCTGTGTGTATTCATAGCTGCTGGTGTTAACCGTTTTTTCAAGCATGAAATAGTCACGAACGGTGTTGACATACGCCATCTGTCCTGACGACAAGTTTGCGTGGGCATAAGCTGACATTTCGCTTATGTTTGAAAAGATCAACAAGTCAGAGTCTCCTGAGATCGATGCAAGGACCGGCGTTGGCACCGGCCGTGCCCGAAAAAACGAGTAAACCTTGCGTGACCTGTTTTGGTCTCGAATCGTCATGCGTTTGCGTCACCAGGTTTCAATTTCTTACAAAGCGCTACCTAGTAAACTTGACATAGGTATCGACGTAGGGTTGCTTCTAATATAGGATGTACTATGACGGGCGACGAGGTTAGGGAGATGCATCAGTTTTTTTATCTAAACGACGACGTTGAAGAAGCCGCAGAGACGTTACCGTCTGTGGGCTCAGCAAAGCTTGTCATCAAGGACACGATGGAGCCTTTGTTCATCAGCGCAACATGGACAATCATCGCGACTGTTAACGGTCAGGTCATCGACAGGTCTACGTCCTCAGACAAGGAACACACCCAGTTGTTCATCGCTAGATGGTCAAAACACCTCATCAGGATGAAACAAGCAATGTTAAAACGCCTTGGCGTAGACGTGGAAGCCGAGTATGTAAAGCTTGGCGGCGACCTAGATGACCTAAGAAAATACTGAGCGCCTATTTAATGCACATGACAATTGAGCTCAACGTTCCAATTCCAGACAACCACGTCACCGCCAGCGAGTTTGTTCGCTCAGTCGTGGCAGATCGTTCAACGCGAGAGGACAAAGCGTTAGATGTGCTGTTGGCAGGAAACGTTCCGTCACACATGCGTTCGTTTGTAGACGTAACCTTTCATTTTGACGACAACGATGGAGTTCGACACGAGCTAACGGTTAGGACGCTTCCTGACTACCTGTTGATCGGAACCGACGACGACAGCGTTCGTATTCCTTTGTGGCCGCTGACGGCCCAAAAGATCGCAGACGCTTGGGGTTGTTTGCTTCCTACGTCAAAGCTTGTCACAGAGATTTGGAAGGCTGCACCTGGAAAGCTGCCGCCTGAGCCGTGGGGCCCGCCGTATGACTCCAGCATGATGAGCACCGCAAGGATCGTGAAGCACAACGAACGAATCGAAACAACGATTCAACGGCTTAACGTTGACGCCAAGCAGCTTCTTGCCGGGCACAAGAAGGACGTTGTCCTGAGCGTGCGCCTCAGCGAAAAGCCTAACAACGTGGCGATTTTTGGGTGGCATCAGTTCAACGGAAAGCCGATCCAACCGGTGTCGCTTGTGCACGAGAACACGTATGCGGACTACAGCCATGGCATTCGCATGCTGCACAGCAGCTGCGTGTTAGATGGCGTTGATGACGACCTTGGAAGGATTTACATGGACCCTGTCCTAAGCAAAGGCGTTTCCGACGAGGGACCGTTGCCTTTCATCAGGCAACCCAAGGTGTAAAAATTCATCAGCGATCTTTTTTTGAAAAAAGAGTGAAACAAACAGTCGCGGCAGTATAGAGTATGAATCACTGGCTGACACCAACTGTTAGCCCTTGTTTAAACGTCATGAAGACTTCCACAATGCATACCAAGAGGAGCACGTGTTTAGGCACGGAAGCACCACGGAGCCTTGTGTTGCGTAGTCTTCCGTTTACAGAGCCGCACCCCTTAAGGGGTTGAACAGCGGCAAGCCAGAAGAGACACCTGGCAGAAAATCGGGATGTCGCCTAGCGGCTATGGCGCCTGTTTTGGGTACAGGATATCGAGAGTTCGAGTCTCTCCGTCCCGACCAAGCCATGAGGAAACTTCCTCATCCTTGTGTTCTTTGAAAACCTGCGTTCCTTTCGATGAGTGGCTCAGCGGCTAGAGCGTCTGCCTCACACGCAGAAGATCATGGGTTCGAGTCCCATCTCATCGACCGTCGATCACCTGATCGTCTTGTGGCTGAAATCCTAACCCTGCTCGGGGTAAGGCACTGGCTCCGGGGACTGGTCAGATCCGATGCGCATGGAAGCGTAATGTCGCCTGGAGGAGATCAGGCTGTTCCCTATTCTTCTAACCGGGCGGTGCACCGACAAATTGAACTCAGAGCTTGGGTGCATACGGGTAAATCCCCGTTCGGGTGCTGAGGCAGCTTAGCTAGCTGCTGAGCCCGATGACAGAACAACGCGACTGCTGCGAGGTAGGTGTGAGGCGTGAGACCCTCACCTAGACGATCAGGTGATCGACGACTTTGTATGGAGGGTGTGTGGTGCATTTGCCCCATTGTTAGTGACCTACACGTTCGATTCGTGCTGCAAAGGCTGGTGTCAGGTTGCAAGGGGAGGTGAGGTTCGAATCCTCGTCCATACTCCTTTCAGGATGTAGCGCAGCGGGAGCGCGTCTGGTCGGGGGCCAGAAGGCCGCGGGTTCGATCCCCGCCATCCTGACAGAGAATCGTTGCAACGATTCTTAGGTGATGATAGTCCTCGGTTAGGAGACCGCGCAGCAGACGTTGGCGTAAAAAGGCAACCTAGGAGGTTATGTCTTCCTAGACCCGTTCGAATCGGGTTCAACCAACGAATGTTGAGGTGTGAGCAACACAATCGTCACCGCGATTTCTTAATCTTAGAGAACGGGCCGGGTGCCAAGGAGGCACCGGTAACGCTGGGCATGCACTCCCAGGACCCGTTCCTTTCGGAAAGTAGCTCAGCCTGACTTAGAGCGCCTCGTTCGGGACGAGGAGGTCGCAGGTTCAAATCCTGTCTTTCCGACCGATCATCATCACAACCAAACGGTGCCCGTAGAACCCCGGGAGCGTGAGCTGAGGAGCCGTGGCAGGCGAAATAACGCCAATGGCGCTTGAACTTAGGCGACGCTGTGAACGATGATTTTCAGGGGGTACGTCAGCGGCAGACTCCCGGTTCTGGAAACCGGTGGCCGTGGGTTCGAGTCCCACTCCCCTGACTGCGATTCACGTTTTCTTGAAGTGAAAGGATGATGTGAACCGTGATATGGTGGTCGTGGTGTAGCGGTTAGCACGCTAGATTGTGACTCTGGTAGGGCGGGTTCGAATCCCGTAGACCACCCCATGTGATTTTATTGAACCGATGTTGTAGAATAGACACAGTCATGTATCACTACGTCTACTGCATCGAAAATCTCGTCAATGGTAAAGTTTACGTTGGTAAACACTCAACCAACGATGTTAATGACGGTTACATGGGCAGCGGCAAACTGCTCAATGCAGCGATCAAGAAATACGGCATCGAAAATTTTCGTAAGCACATACTCATGACTTTTGAGTCATCTGACGAAGCGTTCGAATTCGAACGTCAACTTGTGAATGAAAATTTTGTTGCTGATGAGAACACGTACAACATTCGTGTTGGTGGTGAAGGTGGGCGTGTTCCCAATTGGTCAGATCTTGAATGGCGTGCCAAAAAGATCGAAAGCGTCAAAGAACATAATCGTCGACTTCACGTTGAAGGTGTGCTCGTGGCTCCCGATTGGACTGGGAAACGTCACACTGAAGAGACCAAGAAAAAGATTGGTTCTGCGAATTCGCTGAGGCAATCAGGTTCAGGCAATTCACATTTCGGAAAAGTGTGGGTCAGTCACAACGAACTGAAAACGTCTCGACGAATTCGCAAAGAAGAACTTGATGCGTTCCTTGATCTCGGTTGGATCAAAGGACGAAAGATGAAGTGGAACATGCACGAGTAGTTTAGTAGCAAAACGCAGCCTCAAAGCTGAAACGTCGGTTCGACTCCGGCCTCGCGTTCCATGCATTCTTAGCTCAGGTGGTAGAGCATCCGGTTGAAGCCCGGACGTCACTGGTTCGATTCCAGTAGAATGCACAATATATAAGCTATGCGCTTGACTACCAAAACCCTTCGTTCGTTAATCTTGGCTGAGGTGTCTAAAATGATCAAGAACAGCTATGACTCCACTGAAGAAGAAGACTTTGGCGAAGACGTTGCAGAGGAGGTTGGCGAGCTGTTCTATGAGCTACTGTTACGACGTTTTTCTCCGCAACACCTCCAGCGGGGCACCTTGGAAGCTGCTAGGTTAAGGGTGCAAGAAGCAGTTCATGAAGAAATCATGAAGCTGTTGTGACACAAACGATTGTTGGGGTACGCCAAAGGTGAGCGACCTGTCTGCAAAACAGGTGCATGTCGGTTCAACTCCGACCCTCAACTCCATCTTCAAGTAACCATCAGCCTACGTTTGTCGTGGTGGCGAAATGGAAGACGTACCAGTGTAAACACCGGGTTCCGGAGGATCCTTTTGACAAAGAGGGTCTAGGATATGGAGGTTCGAATCCTCGTAGGTGAAAGAAGATATGCTGACATGGTGTAAGTGGCATCACACGTCCTTGGTACGGACGAGTCTCGGGTCCGATTCCCGGTGTCAGCTCAGGAACCGGCTGCGTCTGTGGGTCATTAGCCTGCAGAACAAACGTGAGCCGGCCCGGCGCCTCAGCGGGGGGCCTGAGGCTTTTTGATCACAAAAGCTAGGGTGTAACTGTGACACCCAGGATGGTACCTTGGTCTAGCTAATGCTAACGTAGCTCAACTGGCAGAGCACCTGTCTTGTAAGCAGGCGGTTAAGGGTTCAAGTCCCTTCGTTAGCTCCATACATTAATGATGTATTTGTCCCTTTGGCGTAAAGGCAGCCGCGGCGGATTTAAAACCCGCAGTCGAAAGACGTGAAGGTTCAAGTCCTTCAAGGGACACTGCGTGGCTTGGTAACCGTGCCATTTATGGCAACTTAGGCGGGTACGATCCCCGTCACTTGAAGGTGAAAAGCAACGCTTTGCTGGTGTGGTGCTAACGGTAACACGGCCCCTTCGTACGGTGCAAACGTCGGTTCGACTCCGGCCACCAGCTCTAGGTTCAACCAGGACATTTTTGTTTAAACACTCACATCAAGAGGTGAAAGTATCTAAACATGCACATTGATGACCTTCAAGGCAAGCTAAAGGCAGCTGCGATCATGGTTGTCGTGGTTGCTGCCATGGTAGCATACAAGATCGCTTTTGACAAGCTTCGTTCCTCGAACGAGGAACACACCTGACATAACTGGCGGAGTCGTCTAACGGCTTAGGACATCTGGCTTTCAATCAGAGCAATGCGGGTTCGAATCCCGTCTCCGTCACCATCCATCATAATTTCCATCATAATTGGCCCCATAGACCAATGGCTAAGTCGCCTGGCTCTCAACCAGGAGAAAGCGGATCGAAACCGCTTGGGGTCACCATGCCACCGTGGAGGAATCCCGGTATACTCGCAACGTCGAGAGCGTTGTGCCTGAAAGGGCTTGTGGGTTCGAATCCCACCGGTGGCACAAGAGTATACGTTAGCATGGAGTGTTGTACCATTACTAACGTGGATAGAGAACATCTTGCAGCAATTGTTGCTAGTTCGAAGAGTTACCGCGAGGTGATGCTTCGATTGGGCAAGTCATCTGGATCGGCTTGGCATCAGATCAAACGGTTAATTGCTGAGTTCGAAATTGACATCTCCCATTTCTTGGGACGACGTGCAAACAGTGGCACCTCACATAGAGGTGGTCCAGAAAAGTACACGTGTCACAATGTGCATACGTGCACGACACCTTTGAGAGTTTCAATCCTCAGAAGGATTCTGAAAGAATCCGGACGGGAGTACAAGTGTGAAAACTGTGGAAACACTGGCATTTGGAACGATCGACTTCTTGAGCTTGAAGTTGATCACATTGATGGCAACACGTGCAATTCGACACTAACGAATCTCAGATACATGTGCCCGAATTGTCATGCGCAGACGACAACACACGGATTTCGAGGAAGACAACATAGCAAAGAAACCCGGAGAGCAATCTCTGAATCACGCCAACGTGGTGGAACCAGGCAGACACACCACACTCAAAACGTGGCGCCTTCGGGCGTGAGGGTTCGATTCCCTCCGTTGGTACCCGACCCGCGGCTTAACCGGCCCGGCATTAACCGCCCTTGGGGAGAGGCGATCGGATTCTCCCCGCAATTTGCCGATGTGGCGGATCTAGCAGACGCGCCACGCTCAGAACGTGGTGAGGTTTAACCCTCGGGCAGGTGCAACTCCTGTCATCGGCACTAGATGAGAAACAGAAGGAAGCTTAAGCACCTCAGAATGAGGTATCCAAACGTTCCTAGGTATGTGCTCAAGGACATCTTTCGCGGCGAGGATGATCCGCTGTTTTCTCAGCTAAACCGCTTGTTGTGGCAAAAGACTGTTTTGGATGTGTCACCAGCTGATTTTTGCCCTTTAACGTTAAGAAATCTGAAGGAAAGAAGCTTTGGCGACGTAACCCATGAAAAGATGTTGTTCCTTCGAGACAAGGAAAGAACGCAAACGCAGCGTAAAATTGCTGCAGAAACGCCGGAGGGGACAAACGAACCAGTCATCGTTGTCAAACGTGCAGATGGCTACATGATCATTGAAGGATGGCACAGGATAATGTCTATCCTTAGGTTAGGGAGAAACGGCGCAGAGCCGGAGCGGTGGGAAAAGGTTAAGCTGAACGCATGGGTTGGTTCAGCGTCAAAATCTCTCAATAGTTCAACGGATAGAACTCCGGTCTTCGAAACCGAAAATGTAGGTTCGATCCCTACTTGAGAGGCAAATAGCTTTGCACCTATGGCGGAATAGGCAGACGCGCGAGTCTTAGAAGCTCGTGTCGAAAGGCGTGGGGGTTCGAATCCCTCTAGGTGCACCGCAGCGTGGCTAGTTAGGACTGGCGACTGTTTCATACGCAGTTTTTAGTGGGTTCGAATCCCATCGCTGCGACAAAAGGGTACAACATGAAGAACAACAATGCATCCCTTGTCAGGGAGCTAATCGAAGGAAAGACAATCAAGTTTCGCCCGCACGGCAACAGCATGACGCCGCTCGTTGAGAGCGGACAGCTTGTTACAGTTGCGTCCTTAAACGAAGAGCACGCTGCTGGTAGGGTCATTCCCGTCGGAAGCGTTGTATACTGTAAGGTAAACGGACGCCTGATGCTGCACAAGGTCTCAGCGATCGGCAGCGATGGTCGCTACCAGATCAGCAATAACCATGGGCACGTCAACGGTTGGACGCAACCACAGAATCTGTTTGGTATTTTGATCCAGGTTGAACGATGAAAATCTCAGTTTACAGCAGACATGCAGTTCAGAACATGACTGTCCCGACAGAACCCCACATCATCGTGTCGATCAACTGTCCAGGCGATGAGCCAGCAAGGATCAGGACGACTAGGGCAACCTTGGGACGAGCCGATCTGTTCTTCTGGGACCTTGACAGGATTCCGCAAGGAGAGAACGTAACATACCTTGGCTCTCCAATCCTAGAGAAGGACCTTTGTCAGGTCACTGACGCAGCAAAGGTCGTTGATCTTGCGGAGGCACACCTTGAAGAGGCAAAGGAAATCATCATCCATTGTACGGCCGGAAGGAGTCGTTCAGCTGCTGTGGCGGCCGCGCTTCATAAGGTGTTAAACGGAAGCGATGAGCCGATCTTCGGTAACAATCGCTACAGTCCAAACATGCGCGTCTACCGCATGGTGTTGGAGGAATGGTACAGTAGGCACCCGTTGGAGTGAAAATGGAAACTGTGATCATTGAGATTAGGGCTGCTGAAGGTGGAGATGACGCAAAGCTCTTGGTGGTCGATCAGCTTCGTGCGTACACGAACGCTGCAGCCCGGAGGGGTCTTTGACCTCTCGCTTCTAGATGAGAGACCCGGCTTGGTTCAGGCAATGGTGACCGGTAAGGGAGCCAGAGAAACGTTTCAGAATGAAGGTGGTGGCCATCGTTGGCAGCGAATCCCACCCACAGAAAAACGAGGTAGGGTGCAGACGTCAACTGTGACAGTTGCTGTCCTAGATCCTGATGTCGTCGTGGGCCAGGCGCTAAACTACCGTGACGTTGACATCACCACAACGCGAGGTTCGGGCCCGGGCGGGCAAAACCGCAACAAGATAGAGAGCTGCGTAATCGCTACGCACCGGCCTACCGGCATCCAGGTACGAATCGACAACGAACGTTCGCAGCATCAGAACAAGGCGATGGCATACAAGCTTCTCGCTGCCAAGCTGTATGAAATTGAGCGAGAACGCATCGAAAAAGCGAAAGAAGACAACAGACGACAACAGGTCGGCACCGGCATGAGAGGCGACAAGGTTCGCACGTACCGTGCCCAGGACGACCAGGTCAACGACCATCGTACAGGTCAACGATGGCGTTTACAGGATTGGACCAGAGGAATCTGGTGATGACCTGTCTCCGTGGTGGAATTGGATACCACGTCGGTCTACGAAACCGAAGGCTACAGGTTCGAATCCTGTCGGAGACGCCATGGAATTTCAAAACATCATCGAGGGTTGCGTTGCGTATGCACCCGGTTGGGTCGCTGACGAACCCGGTCACACGTTGTTCAATCGCTTGATCGCCAACGTTACATGGCGACAAGAGCACATGACGTTCGGTGGTGGAACCAAGGTCCCGCTGCCCAGGTTGGTGGCTTGGTACGGTGACCCGGGGGTTCGTTACTTCTACTCTGGCATTCACAACGAACCGTTGCCTTGGCTTCCTGAGCTTGCGGCGGAGCGTGACAGGTGCAACACGCTGTTTCCGGACCTTCCGTTCAACAGCGTTCTCATCAACTATTATCGCCATGGAAACGACAGCATCAGCTACCACATTGACAACGAACGCGACCTGGTCGACGGTTCGACAATAGCTGTCGTCTCACTTGGAGGGCCCAGGACTTTTCACCTAAAGTCAAGGGATGGTACAGGCACCGTTGTCAAGACAATTCTTGAGCACGGTTCGTTGCTGTTGATGTATGGGGACTGCCAGAAACGTTGGTTTCACGGCATCCCTAAGGAACCTTTGCTTGCTGACCCACGGGTCAGCATGACGTTTAGGACAGTACACATCCGATGAACACCCTCCGACGTAAAGGTACCATTCGTAGGTCAAAGCCAGATCGTCGCTACCATGACAGGCGTAACGACGAGGAAAGACGCAACGTGCCGAGCGAAAAACCCACAAAGATCCTTGTCACAGGTGATCGCGATTGGAACGACATCAAACGTGTCGTTGAGGTCCTTGAGGAATATGGACCCGGAACCATCCTCATACACGGTGCATGTCGAGGCGCAGACGTCATCTGCGCCGCTGTCGGCGAAGCCTTGGGTTTCGTCGTCAGGGACTACCCAGCCGATTGGGACAAATACAAAAAGGGTGCAGGAACCGTCAGGAACAGGCAGATGTTGAAGGAGGAACACGTTTCAAACGAACTGTTTGACATCTGCATTGCGTTTCACAACGACATTGAAAACAGTAAGGGTACAAAGGACATGATGACGTGTGCAAAGGCAGCAGGCATCAAAACGATCCTTATCAGCTCCAAAGCAATGCCATGACAGAAAACAACGTAATCGATAGCTTTCGTGGTGATTTTTCGTTCTTGTCGAACTTCTATGAATCAACGATCTACGTCGATGGTGAGCGTTATCGCAGCGTTGAACACGCTTTCCAGGCACATAAGACCCTTGACCCTTGGTCACGACGACTGATCCGCGAGGCTAAGACCCCAGGCGAGGCCAAAAAGCTCGGTAAAGGCGTGAAGCTCAGGCCTGATTGGGAATCTGTCAAGGTCAACCTGATGCGAGACTTCGTCAGAAAAAAGTTCGAAAATCCATTCATGCGGCCGCTGCTGCTTGCGACGGGAGATGCGATCCTTGTTGAAGGCAACACCTGGAACGATACGTTTTGGGGTGTTTGCAAAGGAACAGGGAAAAACATGCTCGGAAAGATCCTCATGGAAGTCAGGGAAGAGTTAGCGACCGAGGACGGTGAAACCTAACCGTCAACATGGTATAATGACAACATGATGAGTAACCCGAAGCCTATCATTTGTGGGTGGCTGGGTCAGTTGTGGTGCAGCGGGAGCACGTCTGGCTTATATCCAGATGACGTGGGTTCGAATCCCACCAACTAGTAGGTGAAAGTCATTATCTCGTCATGGTGTAACGGATAACACACGAGCCTCCGAAGCTTGAGACTCTGGGTTCAAGTCCCAGTGGCGAGGCGGAAACATCTAATGTCTCTGTAGCTCAGCGGATAGAGCAGCGGTTTCCTAAACCGCAGGTCACAGGTTCAAATCCTGTCAGAGACGCTAGCGAAAATAAGTAACCATTTGCTGGGTGAAACTCCCGGGCAACCAAATGTTTTATGTTTGGTTGTGGTCGGTGAACCGAAGGTGAACGTTTTTGCTTTTGCCTCCATAGCCTAACTGGATAGGCGCCTCCCTTCTAAGGAGAATGATGCGAGTTCGAGTCTTGCTGGAGGTGCAAAGCTCACTGACACGGTGCTTTGAAAGGGGTTTGCATGTCTGAGGTCAAGCAGGTGATCGTTGTTAGGAAAGACCTTTCGATGAGGAAGGGTAAGCTTGCTGCCCAGGTAGCGCATGCAGCCATGAAGTTTCTTGTTGACAACAATGAAGCGATCCGCGGCGATGAGCTAGTCGTCAAGATCTCGCCTGCAGAAGCAGCGTGGCTAACTGGATCCCATGCAAAAGTAGTCGTTGGCGTGGATTCTGCTGACGCCTTGAACGACCTGGTCCTAAAGGCTAAGATGGCTGGCGTCGAGGTGCATGAAATCATTGATGAAGGGAGAACTGAGTTTCACGGTGTGCCGACGTTGACATGTGCAGCTTTTGGCCCATGTGAAGCAGACATTCTTGACATGATCACGGGTGACCTGAAGCTGATTTAGCGTCCATGCCCTGCTGGTGAAGTGGTATCACGTCCGACTTACATTCGGAAGTTCACTGGTTCGAACCCAGTGCGGGGCACAACAATGTAACTGAGGCCTACATATGTTATGGTTAGAATCATGAAGCAAACGATTTTTGTTTTGATGACTTGCTTGCTTGGATGCGTGGCTTCGGCGCCTAGCCAAGGAGGAGCTGGTGGGGCAGTCGCTGGGTCTGGCGGGTCTGCTGCCTTTCCGCAGGGGCTCGGGGGATCGGACGATGTCGATAGCTGCAACGGTTCTGAGTTCTTTGAGCTTGTGTCGCCCGTAGACGACACAGTCGTGTACGTGGAAGTTCCGCTTCAGTGCGACCAGTTTTGGTTTGACACCGGTCGTCCAGTTCCGGATGAACATGATGTTCAGGACCAGGTCAAAAATGACGGTCCTTTCCATGAGGAAGAGTCACAGCTTGAATTTGAAGCTTCGTTTTGAAGCTACGTGGAAGGTTGCGTGAGAGGCTGAAACGGTTCGGTTGCTAACCGAATGACCCGAAAGGGTCCAAGGGTTCGAATCCCTTACCTTCCTCCATGACTGCTTTGGGCCTATAGCTCAATTGGTCAGAGCCCCCGGCTCATAACCGGGCTGTTCCTGGTTCGAGCCCAGGTGGGCCTACTTATGATGATAATTCCGTGTCCATCATGCAAGGAGCAAGTTTTCGTCTTTAATTCCATCGTCAAAGGCCCGTCTGATCACGGGAATGAAGCGTGGGTCTGCATGAAATGTGACACAATTGTTTGTGTCGATTGCTACCATACACACATCAGCGAACAACACCCTAGCCTGATCAAAAAGCTTAAGAAGGTTTAAGATACATAAACAACGGAAGGTTGGCGGAGAGGCCGATCGCGTCCGCCTTGAAAGCGGAAGGCCCTCAAAAAGGGGTCCGTGGGTTCGAATCCCACACCTTCCTCTAAGATCCTAACGAAAGAATCAACAATGACCCTCAAAAAGATTGATGACCATAAGTCATGGATCGAAGCCTCAAAGCCGTGTCTTAACCCGGGACACAATCCGCCGTCCATGATTTCGCTTCCGCCAGGGACGTATGAGTATACGTGTCCTAGTTGCGGCAAGAAAACGACCTTTAACGTCCAAACTGTGATCTGCTAAACGGAAGCGTGGCCGAGAGGTTTAAGGCACTCGTTTCGAAAACGAGAGGCCCTCAAAAGGGGTCCACAGGTTCGAATCCTGTCGCTTCCGCTAAGAATAAGTAAGACCATGTGTTACCTCTGCCTAAAAGACGATCCGTTTGCTATCAAGCCATTGACAACGCTTGATCGAGTCAAGCAACGCGCTCTTGAGATAAAGGTCATGCTTAGGGAGGCTGAGGAACAAGAGCTTTGTCACATCGGTGATGGCACGGTTGAACGTTTGAAAAAAGAGCAATACGAGCTTGCTCGACAGCTGTAGTATTTGGAAGGGTGCGTGAGTGGTTTAAACGACCGTCCTGGAAAGACGGCAGCCCCGCAAGGGGCTCGGAGGTTCGAATCCTCTCTCTTCCGCCTGATGGCTTCTAATACATCAACGATTGGAACAATCGGTGTTTTCGCCGTAATGCAACGATTGTTGTGTGCTGGGTACAAGGTCTTTCTTGAGGTAACAAATTCTGACGATGTTGATCTAGTCACTTTCAAGAGTGGTGAATTCAAGCGCGTTCAGGTCAAAACAGCGTCAAACACAAAGAAGGGTCGTGTAATAGCGTCGAGGTTCGCTAGCGGTCGTGAAACAAAGAAAGTTCTGAATGGCAACGAATTTGACGTAATGGCAATCTACGTTCAAGACAGAGACATCGTTCTTTACGTTCCAATTTCTATGATCGTCTTGATGAAAACAAGCGTCACCATCAGAATAGATCCTCCTAAGAACGGAGTGTTGAAGAACATTCGGTCATTTGAAGAATTTCTCTCATATGAAAAAGCATGCGGGCATAGCACAGTTGGTAGTGCGCAACCTTGCCAAGGTTGAGGTCGTGGGTTCGAATCCCACTGTCCGCTCTAAAAAGATAGTCGCAGTCAAAAAGACAAAATAAAACGCGGGGTTGGTATATGTGGTTGTGCCCTAGCCTTCCAAGCTAGAGAAGCTGGTTCGACTCCAGTACCCCGCTCGAGCAAGTAACCCAAAACGCCAACGTTCTACATTTGTAGACGTCTGCCAGTATGTTCTGGCATTAAGGTGGAGGTGAAAGCTTTGCGGGCATGATGTTTAACGGCAAGCATGGCTGGCTTCCAACCAGTTCGTACGGGTTCAAGTCCCGTTGTCCGCTCCGTGTACGACTGACGATCGACCAGATAAAGTAACCATTGGTGTCAGCAAACAAGAAACGTATCAGGCAACAGTTTCGTGACAGTGTGTTTTCACGCGATGGGAATAAGTGTCGTGGTTGCGGTTGGTTGATCTTTAATGAAGACATCAAGCTAGATGCGCATCACATCACAGACAGAAACCTGATGCCGCACGGCGGATACGTCAAGGAAAATGGGATCAGCTTATGTCCTAGCTGCCACGAGAAAGCAGAAGTCTTTCACAGCACAGGCACCGCACTCCCAGGTTGGTCACCAAACGACCTTTACCAGATGATTGGTAGTACATACGAGCTTGCAGTGAAAAGCTTCGGAGCGATTGAAGTAGCCTAAAGGAACGCAGGTTATCAATGAGTGACAATGCCAATGTGGTGGAACAGGCAGACGCGGCGGTCTCAAAAACCGCTTCCGCAAGGAGTGTGGGTTCGAGTCCCACCGTTGGCACAAGGTGGGTTGTCCACTGCAAGAAGGAAATATTCGATGTATACATCGGACGTCCTGGGCCATGGGGAAACCCATTCTCTGAGAAACAAGGAACGCAAGCTAATGTCAAAGTTGACTCTCGCGAAGAAGCGATTGCATGTTTCAAAGAATGGGTTGCTCAACAACCCGACCTGATTGCTAAGATCAAGGCTGAGCTGAATGGAAAAGTGCTCGGATGTTGGTGTCACCCAAAAGCGTGTCACGGAGATGTCCTAGCAGAAATTGCGAACGAGCCATGAACGTCTGAGCTAGTCTAAGCATGGGCCGTCGCCTTAGCCGCCGGTCGCGGTAACACGTCTTATATGCGTGAGGATTGAAGGTTCGACTCCTTGGCGGCCCACCAGATAAACTAACACCAGACAGTGTATGGTTCTTTAAATGTCAGATAAAGACACATTGCTATCGGGCCTCATCAAGCTTGTCTATAGACACCAGGCATTGCTAAACGCTGTTGCGTTGAACTTAAGCGACCAAGCATGTCTGCTGTCAACAACGCTAAAGACGTGTAAGTGCCAACAAGAACCGGTGACAGTTAGCTTTGTTCTAAACCCGGAGACAGAGCTTTGCGACCGCTGTGTGGCTGAGCTGATTGTCACAGCAAAAAAGCTTATTTGCGATCCGAGCATCGCGTCAGCTACGTCAAACATTCATCCGTTGATGATGGATGAGAACAGTTGGGTTGACCTACCGAACGCAGAGATCGTTCGTCGCTTAACAAGCTATGTCAAGCTTGTTCACAGCCTTGAAAATCCAAGCGTTCAGGTTCATTGAAGTTCAGGTTGCTAACACCAGCAAGCTTCCACACCGTTTAAGTCATCTATGATTTTAATGACGTAAGCAACGGTGAAACCATCAAACATCAAGTGATAGGATCAAACAATGGATCCCCTCGTAAAGGCATACCTCAAGACCCACACGTTTCGTCAGCTCGAGGACGAACACGGCGTATGTGCGCGTCCTAACGCGCACGGCGACAAGTTCAGCCTAAACTACGACCAGATCCTTGTCAAAAACGGCGATCCTCTTGCGGAGCAGTGCCGTGGGATGGTGGTCAGGCCCATGAACCTAAGCTTTCCGCTGGGGGTTGATTGGAAGGATCTGATCGTTGGTGACGTAGCTGTTTTGGCGTGGCCGATGAACCGGTTTTACAACCACGGTGACGCCGCGGGAGCCCAGGTCGACTGGGACGACCCAGGGCTTCGCGTCTATGAGAAGCTTGATGGAACGATGATGGTCGTCTATTGGGACCCGCTTCACCAGCGATGGTTCGCAGGCACGCGTTCGGTGCCGGAGGCTGACCTTCCGATCTGCAAAGACCACATGGAGATCGGCGACATGACGTTCTCTGGGCTGTTCTTTCGAGCGTTGCGTGAAACGCGCGAGGAAGCAGAGGGAAAGCCGCTTCAGCGAGACCCAGCTGGATTCGACCAAGTCGTTCATCTGAACAAGGAGCTGACCTACGTGTTCGAGCTAACGTCGCAGTTCAATCGTGTAGTTGTCAAGTATGACGCTCCCCGAGTCACGCTGTTGGCCGCGCGTCACACTGCATCAGGCGAAGAGCTGCCGATCGAATCGCTATGTCTTCAGCATGTCAACCAGCCAAAGACGTGGAACCTGAGGTCTGTCGCAGCGTTGGAGGCGTTTGTCAACAACGCAAATCCCGCTCTCTTGGAAGGCGCAGTCGTGTGCGATTCACAGTTTCGTAGGCTGAAAGTCAAGAACAAGGCCTGGGTCCTGTCGTCCAGGGCCAAGGACCTGGTTACCTGTTCACGTAGGGCAGCGGTCCTAGCGATCATCAATGACCAGATCGACGATGTCTTGTCGCTAGTTGCGCCGGACATCGCAGACGAGCTCGAGTCGATGCGTGAGGCCATCGGCAGCTACCTGACGTCGATCGACAACAACTTCGTCAGCTTTCGTGACCAGGCAGGCAACGACAGAAAAACGTTTGCGATGCTAGTCGTTGGAAGCGGCGATTGGACGCCGGCGTACTTCAGCATGTGGGAAAAGCGTTCAACGTCTGCTTCAGAGTGGATCCGCTCTCAGGCTGCGGCAGGCAAGCTGAACAACAACGCCCTAGATGTCATCCTGACAAAAATCAAGGCGGCCAAGTGAATGGCCATGGTAACACAGGAACTAAGTTTTCTGGGGTCTTCCTGGGATGAATAAACCGGTCAGAAACGGGTTGCTGCAACCCGTTTCTGCTAGTTAGGATCAAAGGGAGGCGAAACATGCATATCGTTATCGATCTAATGTGTGGGGACGACGACACTGTCATCGCGGTTCAGCCAGAGGAAAGCGCCGAAGAAAAGGCAAAACGAGAGAAGCAGCGCCTCAAGGCCCTAGAAGAGATCTTCAAGAGGGCTCCTCAGCCGCAGGTGGTTCCTGTCACTCGTTAGTCGGGTAAGAGTCGTTGTATACGACTGCGATTGTGATGTTTGTCAGCGATGCACCGGAGGGAGGGCCCTGGCCTGGGCTAATTGCAAGCCAAAATTCGTACGAGTTTGTCGATGCATTGAAGCCTCTCATCTTGTAGAACGTTGGTCGTGAAAGAACGTGTTTCCATTTGCCGACGACATGGCGACGAGTGTAGTATGCGCCGTCAGTGCCACTGTTTTTGACCTGAAGCGCACCTAACCCGCCCATGTTCCTAGCAGCCATGACTAATCCTTAAAACTGAACGCCAGTTCTGGTTGCGCCTGAGCCAGGAACGGTTCCGCTGTGCCAGGGTATCGTTAGCTTGACCTGCGCTAACGTAGTTGTTGAAAACGCGGCCCTCGTGCCGTCTGAGTTTGTGTCGTGCGTGGCTACGTTGTAGGCTTCACGGAAAAAGTCTATGAGCTGACCAGTGGCGCCGATCTGGTTTGGAGACTCAAACAGCCCTACAAGGATCGGAAACTCGTCATACCTTGGGGTGCCAAACGCTTTGTTTGGCTGTGCGCTGGTGTTCTGAAAAAAGCCAGCTGACGTTAGCCTGTTGAGCGCGGTGCTGCACGTTCCGCTAAGCGACAGCGTTGGGTAGCCGATGCCACCTTGCAGGGTGCTGACACCAGCAACGTCACCGTAAACAGACGCATCTGTCAGCGGGACGTTTGCGTCGTTAAAGACCACCCATGACACCTGTGGGTTGACACCGCTTAATGGCGTGTACGTGCCAAGGAACGCTGTTTGGTATGATCCGTCTATTCCAATGTCTAACATGGCAACAAAGTTATCGTAATCAGCGACCATTGAGTAGCGGTAATCAACGTTTGAGCCCACTGAAAATCCTAGCAGGTTCTGCTTGTTGGTTCCGTGGGCGCCAGCCCTGTTCGAGTCATTTGAACGAGGCGCTAGGGCCATCGATGACGTCCCTGGGTGCCAGACAGGAGTGCCTTTCGTGTCAAAGCCGTTGCTTCCTGACGAACCGTTCCAAGGGTTGCCGCCGTCGGCACGAGACGCAAACGCAAAACCCATTGCAGTCGTTGTTGCTGCGCCTTTGAACAACCCAGGGCTTCCTGGCGCTGTTCCCATGCCGGTGTTTCCAGAGTACTGGATCAGAACATAAAATGGAACAGATGCGCTTGAAAAGCAGAAGCACGCCCACGCGTTGTTGCCTGCAGGCATCGCTGCATCATAGAAGTTCATGGCGCGGGTGTCAACCATGCCGGTCTCTTTTGCGCCCGTGTGGTAAGCAATCCTTCTGATGCCTAACGTTCCTGTGTTGTTGTTTAGGAAGTTATACGTGTTGACGAAAATTGTTTGTGCGCTACCTGACGTTTGAGCGGCGCCTAAAAAGTAGTGTTCGATGGATCCTTTGATCGGTCCTGCCATGGTGTCCTTACCTAAAGCTTACAACAAATATGAACGAACTAAACATCACTGCCAGGTGACAAACAGCTTGGCACCTTTGCACGTTGCTAGGCCTGCCATGGCATTTGTGATACGCATGTGCATTTCATAGACGTTGCTGCCTGCTGCCAAGCTGCCTGAAAGGTTGACGCTTTGAAGCCTTGTCGTTGCCAGCAACGAGCTAGACAACAGGCTTGATGCAACGTATGAGTTTGACGTAACGTTAAACAGCTGCACCTCTAGCGTTACGCCAGTGGGGAACACCTCTACGATCGGTTGGAAGAACGCCGTGTATGTCAAGGACCCAGACGGTGCCATCTTTTCTGTGCCAGTTGGATTGAACTCAAACGCAGAGACTGCTTGAAACGTTGATTGGTCAACAGACGCCACGCCTGCGAGGATCGCAATGTTGTCGATCTTTGGCAGCGAACTCGTCGCTGTCGCTGCCAAGGTCACGTTGCCGTTCGCACCGCCGTCTGTGATGCTGATGCCCGAGCCAGCGGTCAACACGCGTTCTGCCGTCAACGTGGCATCTGTCGACAACACAACGTATGTTGCGTTAGCAGGCGCCGGCGTAACGCCGCTGCTTGCGGCTGTGATCCTTCCATACGCATCTGCAGTTATCGTTGCGTATGTAAACGTGCCTGCTCCTACACCGAGGATCTGCGACAGATCAAGCGTCACAGAAGAGTTCGCGCCGCCGTCTGTCAACGTCAGGTTGCTACCGACTGCTAACGCACGTTCGTTCGTTAGCGTTGCATCGTTCGATATCGTGACGTACGTAGCGTTTACTGGAGCCCCGCCTCCTCCACCGGCCGCAGATGAAACAAGCACCCTCCAGGCGTTGCCGTGCCAGTACAACGATATTGATTGGTAAGCAGTCGTTAGCGACTTTACGCTGTCGCCGTCTATGGTAGATCCTGTCTGTGGATAGACGTTTACCTGCGTTGTGCCCGCTGTTCCGCTAGCGTCTTTGATAAAATGCAGCTGCCCGAGGCGAGGGTTGCTAGGCAGGTTGACAGTTACGACCCCGGAAGCGGGAGCAGCGTTGACCACCACCGAGATGATCGTGTCGTCGTTTTTTGCGCTAAACTTTCCGTTGTTCGCAGCAGACACTGTAAAGTCTGTCGATGATAGCGACAGCCTTCCAGTCAGCTGCAGCTCAGCTGGGGAGCCCTTGAGACCGATCTGAACATCGCTTGGGATAGCGACACGACGAATCTTGTCGCTGTTTACGTCTTTTACGTAAACAAAGAACGATCGTTCAGCTGCTTTTTTCGTCGTGTCGGCCAAAGTAGCCCCAGTTAGCTAAGCATCAAAGCGTGATCTGACCAAACTGGTCAGCTGAAAATGTGACAATGTTAGCGTTTAGCGCCTCAACGTTGATTTGCGGCCTATCACGCGACTCTCCGTCAAAAAACGGAACCGATGACGTGGCCTCAAAGCTAAGGTTTTGTGACCAGGTGTTTTCAGGCCGCGTAAGCTTTCCAGTTGCGTCTACGAACTTAACAGTAACGGCTGGCGGCGAGGCGCTTTGCTGGAAGTTTTTGCTGTTTGGATTTTTCTCCGTTGTGATGTAGAATTTTGTGAACGGCCTTTGCTCAAGCATGTCGCGGAACTGACCAAACCGTTGCTGGCGGAAATATGCCTTGCTAAAAGCCGGCAACCCGCTATAAACGCCGTGTTTCCAACCCCTGATGATTGGGCCAAACATGTAGTATGTTTTTCGATCGTTGACACGGGGTGAAAGGCTAGCTGTGACCCTCATCTCAGGGAAGTTGTTGGCGCCTTGCCCGCCGTCTGACAAGCTAACGGTGTTGTTGTCACCAAAACCATACAAGAACCTTGCGATGTCATTGCTAGACATCGATCCGGTGTAGTTTGCTTGCGATGTTTGAATGATGTCAGACGCAACATAGAAGTCGCCGCCTTCATTAGTTCTCATCCTGTTGATGATCGTTGGCATCGTCCATCGATGCGTCATGATCATCAACCCTTTTACTTGAACTGGGTTGATTGCGCTTACGCCGCCTGAGAATGAAAACTTGCGTTTGGCGACCAGAGAATTTGTCGTGCTTTTCTGTCTAGACAACGCGGCGTAGCGAGGCTCAAATGGAAAACCCATCTGCCAGTTTGTGTTTGTGATTGTTTCAAGACCTGCGTCGCTGAAGTTAAAGATTGCCCACCCAACGCTGCCAGACGCAACCATGTTTCCACCTGGGTAAAGGCCGGTTTGCGTTGCAGCGTCCGTCGACGGGATCCAGATGTCATTTCCATCGATGCTTAAAGCATCTGAGATTGATGGCATCATCGAGTCCCAGTAACGTTCAATGATGTCATCATGCGTGGACACGCGAGGCGTTCCGCTTCGTTCAAACCACGGTTGCAAGCTAAACGATAGCGATGAATCGCTAGGGTAGCCAGCAGAACGTGGGCTAAACTTGCTAAAGACCTTGCTCCTTGAGCCAGTGACGAGGGTAATTTGTCCGTTGTTATTGTTAGCAACAGACGCAGCGACCATCGAACCTGTGACGTAATCGTCAAAGATGCCGTTGATGTAAGCGTCACGGTAGGCGATTTCATACTGATCAATCACCGGTTCGTTGCCAATTAGCACCTCGTGGATGGCCTCGGAAGCCAACGGCTGATTCAGCGTATCGTGGAACTCTTTGCCTTCTCGTAGAAGGCTTCCATACAACACGATGTGGATGCTACCGGTGATTAGTTGGATGTCATGCTGGATTGATCCAGATGTTCCGGGAACCGGAGCCTGGCTACCAAGGTAGACTGGCCTTGTCTTTGACACAGCCAAAACTAGGTTATCAGTCGGCATGACAAGGTACGGCGAGGGCTTTGAAGCCTCTAACGGAAGCGCTAGCTCAAATTTGAACGCTGTACCTGTTGAGATTGACTGAGAAAAATCTGTTGGGATACCGACATACAACGAACCATCAGCTATCGTTCCGGTCAAATAGAATGGGTTTGCGACCGTTCCCTGAGGAGTAACCTTGTCAGTCGTCACAAATTCTTTGCCAAAGATGCTACGGCCTGAAGGATCAAAGCCTGTGCCGCTTCGGCCAAAGTTGTTAACGTATGCAATGTAGCAGCTTTGGCTGTAGTAGGTCTGGAAGCTGCTGGTTAACGTCAACGTTTCTTTGTTGAAGATCTCCAACACGCCTCGCCTGTTAAAGGTAGCTGTCGATGATGTCATCGCTAGCTCGACGCGGGCCACAACTCCGTTCGCTGCCTGAGCCTCACACTGAACCGGAACAGAGCCCGTAAATGTGTAGCCGCTGACTGACGATGAAGCCGGAACAACGACTGCACCGGGTGTTGCGTTAAACGCCCTAAACCCGCGAGGCCTAATCTGAAACGTTGATGTGACAGGTGGGAACGCAGAAAAGACAATCTCTGAGACATTGTCAATGTCGTGCGTGATTGTGCCAGTTAGGATGATGTCACGACGGGTGCTGTTTCCAACCGACACCTGGTTTAGCAGCGCAACTGTCAACGCGGGGCCAGCAAAGTCAAAGCCACACGGGGTGTTTTCATGTGTTGCTAGGCACGTTGTCCTGTCGTTAAACCATCCGTCGCCAGCAGCTAGCGGCACCTCAATGATTGCTTTCTCAATGAGAAATGGATGGTTTATAGGCAGGCGGAACACCTCGTTGCTTGTTGCCCTGTAGTCTTCGTTGACGGTGATTGACTTGTCGTATTGCTTGTTTAACGCAAGCGTAACGTTTTCAGGCGTGTAAAACGATCCGATCAGTTGATCAGATTGTTCATGTACGTTTGATCTTTGCCTTGAGCCAGAAGCCACAAAGTTGCCGATGGGCCCGAACCCCCTGATGTCTTCGAGTATTCTTCTGTTGACGCTATCGTTGGCTAACGAGGTGATGATGTCGCCTTTTGGATAACCAGAATTGTTTGTGATTGATGTGTCTGGGATCGTGTAGCTTGAATTTTGTGGAACGTTCCACGAGCCAACGGAATTGTTGTAGTAGTAAACAGCTGACGACGTTCCAAACATCACAACTGTGTAGTTGACTGGAAACGAAAGACGTAGCTGCGTTTTTGCCTTAAGCGGCTGGTTTAGGGCTAGCCCAAACTCTGTGATGTTAGAGCCGCTGTAAAACTCATCGTTTGTTTCAATGACACCATTTTCATATAGCTTGTGTTCAACGAAGGGCGCGTTTTTTGAGTTGTCTTCTATCGAAATGAACTGATCTATCGCTCCAGGACTTACGCTTGCAGTCAGCTCAAAGTCGCCTGAAAACAGGCTCTGGCGCGTTTCGGTGCCGTTACCAACTTGGCCGAAAAACCTAGGCAAAGTGGTCGGGTAGTTGACCAATGACCCTGATCCAGAAAGCGCGTTAGTAAACTTCACGCTACGACGATCATCAAACGTAATCGTATCGCTACCAAGCCTTTGGTTTCCAGTTCGCGCAACTGTCGGCATGTTAAGCCTAGAATCACGCAAAATGATCTCTGAACGAGGCAACACCCTCTTTCTTGGCAACGGCGGAGCAAAAACAAACTTGCTTCCTTCACGAAAAAGCCCAGGCCAGTGAAGGTATGATTTAAGGTTGCAAGTATAGCTTGTCAGCGACTCAGCTGTGTCTGTGTATGATGACATCACAGAACCACCGTAACGATAGATCACCCTTTCGTTGTCCCTGTAGCCTAAACCTGGTGAGAAGTCACGAAATCGCTCTCGACCGTTAGGGGCAAAAATTCCGATCGTTGCGTCTTCTAGCGACGCAACGTTTTGTGACACATCGATTTCCTGCCTCGGCGCGTAACGGAACTCAATCTTTCCGTTTTCGTAAATGACTGACTCAAACTTAAGCGTTTTGGTAGCAGTAGCATGGCCTGTAAGAGAGTTCCACCTAACGATCAGGCGGCGGCCTTCAGCGGAACGTTTGTCACTAAAAAACTTGACGCTGTTTTTGGCAGGGTTGATTATCTTAGCTGGCGCCTCGAGGCCGTAAGTCACCCTGTCTGACTTAGTAAGGGTGTATGAGGCGCTTAGTTGGCTTACTGAAGCAGCTACGTTTCGTAGGTCATCAAACCACGGTGCGAGCAGCATGTGCTGCGCGCCGCCGCCGAAACCAGAAAGAAGGATCGCTGAGTTGTTCGAAAGATCGCCAGACAAGACGCTGCTAGATGCAAACGTTCCGAGAGAAGGGTCGACCAACACCATCCATCCGTTTGTGCATGCCACAAACTTTTTGTAAACTACGCCATCGATCTGAAAGTCAAATCCAATCTCTATCGGCGAAGACAGCCCGTTATCAACGAAGCCAACGCCTGGGTTTTCACCGCTTGTCTCTGATGATGCAGGGCCGCAGGGAAGAAAAAGGCTGTCCTGAACGTTAGCCAGGCTGATGTGAGGGCCTGTTTCACGTGTCAAGATGTAGTTTTCAAACCTACGGCTTGGTGCTTGTCTAAGGGACTTTGGTGTGGCTGGCATCAGTATGTCCTACCGCCGAATGCGAGAGAGTCAGTTCCAACGTTCACGTTGTTATCATAATCCCAACCTGACGTAGCAGAACGTTCATTTGACGTAGCCCTAACGTAGTTGTCCGTTGCCCCGGTCATCAAGTTTAATGCTCCAACCATGTCAGCGTCATACGTTGTGGACGTAGGAACGTTACGTGTGTAACGTGTGTCAGCAAACGGAACAACAAGCAGCTGTTCGTTGCTAAAATAACCAGTTGATAGCGCGCCGCCGACGGAGCCTGACTGGGCTGATTGTAGCGGTAACGTATCAGCGTATTGGTCAAGGAAAGGCAGCTGCTCTCGTTGGTCCCTGACGTAAACTGTTTGGACCAGGTCTGAGGCGTTGCTAACATCCGTGTTACCAGCCATGACAGCGCCGCGAACGTCATGTGCCTCAAACGGCGCGTCAATGCTAAAAAATGATGCTTTTGCCCTGATGGTGAGCGGCTCAATGATCCCGTCGAACGTGTAGTTTTCAGCCTGATCATTATCGCTTGTGATGATAGGCCATGTTGTCGAGCCGCCGAGGCTGGACGTCACAGCAGATTCTTGTGCCAAGAGGTAGGCGCGCGGGCTGAAGTATTCAATGTCCTCAAACCTAGGATCTGTCCTGAAGTTTTTGTCCATGCCAAAGCGGTTACGCCTCAGACGATGGCCAGGCTCTCCTGCGTGTATCTTGATTGTTCCTGCGTCAAAATGCTTGATTTGTGTGAGCTCAACGCCCTGTCGAAACGAATCAATCTCTGACGTGTCGATGCTGCTGGTGTTGTGGTAACGGCTTCCAGACGCTATCCTTGCGTTTTGGTTTCGGACACGCGGGCCCTCATCAAAAAACACCTTTTCATCATCAATGATGTTTCGGAAAAAATCAAGCGATGCCATTACCTCTTCCTCACAGTTCCTTCGATCTGCATCAGATTGATCTCCTTGATCCTCTGCTTGACAGATTCACCTAGGTATGCCTCGCTGCTTAGGTACTCAAGCTTGTGGCGTTCAAGCATGTGTGACTCAACAATGAAGTTTGTTCCTTTGAAGTTTGTTTTTCGTGGGACCAGCTGCTCAATAAACGTTCCGATCGAAGTATCAAACCACCTAAAGAACTCAAAGAACGCTTTGAAGTTTAGCTTTTCTTTGATACGATTGAAGTATACGTTTCGCATCTGCTCGATGGCTGGGTAGTCTGGCGAATACACCAGCTCCGGAGACCCGAGCGCATTGTCCAACGAATCAAATGTAGAAAACATTGTGACGATGTCTCGGTTAAGCGCGTCGATCAACGAAAACTCGATAGAGAACCTGACGTCGTCGGTAGGCTCTTCGCTTTTGACGATCTCATAGGCTGGCGCAGCCTGCGCCCAAGGGGTTGCGTCGACCAGGGCTTGGTCCTGGAAGCTTCTGATCCTCACCTTTTCGTCTGTGGCCGCTTCGTCAAAGTACGGAGACAGGTAGCTGGTGTCAAACAGCTCGCCTCTTAAGCAATCACGATCTGTTGCAAAGCCGCTCCCTGTGAGGTGCATGCCGTTTTGGCTAAAGTCTAAAAACGTAACAGTTCCAAGCGGACCGGCAGATGCTGATGCATTTGCACGCCTGACGTCCTGCTTGTTAAGCGAATCGAGCCGCACCTTTTCAAACGACCCAGAACGCGTTTTGACAAAGTTGTAGTTGACTAGAGGATCGCTAACACCTAACGACTTGTGGTTCCGAACGTGTTCAAGCCATTCGTCTACCGTGAGCGCCTTTGACCAGAACCTCAAAGCTGTCTGCAACCCTGTGAAAGCCGTTGTTCTGGCTTCAGGATCCGCCACAGAAGTATTGTTTAGGTACAGGTAGCTGTTACCAGTACCGGTTGGAATCTGATTATTCTCTCCAACGGCTAGAAAGGCACCGTATTGGTTGAACCCTGCGCCCAATGTTCGTAGGCTGTTTGACTCTGTCGTCGCAAGCTCATAGAAGAAAGATGACGTTGTCTGGTAGCTTGCTACCTCCCCGTTGTTTTGGTTGCCTAAACGCAGGAAGTATGACGATGAGACGCGGGAACCGATTGAATCGTTTCGTTCACAACCGAACGAAATGTTCCATTTGTCACCATCGAAGATAGCTCCGGCTGGTGGGGTTAGGGTCAACCTTAACGTTGGGCTGACAGCGTTGGTGCCTGGCCTAAGGTAAAGAATGAGCTTTGGATCTGTTGACGATGACACAGCTAGCAAGTTGGCGACGAGGCCCGGCGACCCTGACAACAACGAGCTTGTCACAAGCATCCTAGCGATGCTTTGTGTAGCGCTTGTCATTGCGCTGATGTGATACGGCGTGTATTTTACGATGGTCTCAACCGTCCACGATCCAGACGTAAGAAGGCCGTCGTTTTGGTTGTTGCTGATTCCGTTTGGCGGAAAGAATGATTGGTGTACGAACGTACCAGCGATCGTTGGCGCGCCAGGCTCATACCTTGACGCTGAAAGGTAAGGTGTCAACGCCAGCGAAGAGGTCACAAATTCAACCATCGTTGCAACGTTACGCTTTCGTTCTCGAGAAAAAGAAAGCTGACGTGTCGTTGGGCCGCCGTATTCACGCAACCTGACGCTGTTTTCAGGATCAATGCCGACCGCGCGCAGGAACACCTTGATGCTGTGCTGCGTGCCCTTAGAGCGCAACACGTCAGGAATGTTTATCAGGATACGTCGCAGCAGCTCGTTCTGAACGTGCTTTAACGATGTGTCTGAGTTGCTGATGTCTGGGCCTACATTTTCAGCGTGAATGTATTGTTCAATCGTTGAGTCGTTGAACAGCGGCGGCATGTGAAACCCATACTGTCGCACAAGGTCACGTAGGAAGTTGTTCGGCATGCTGGTGTTTGCGTCATAGTTGACGGTTCTTAGCGTGCTAAAAACGTCCACGAACAGCTTCATCTCATCAAAGAACCTTGCCCAAACGTACAGCAACGACAAAAAGAGCTGCACGTTGCCGATCTTCCCTTGACCGGGGATGCCAGAGCCGGCGTAAGGATCTCCGCCGGCGCCTTCTGGCTCCTCAAAACCATCAAACAACGAGCCTTCAAGAAGGTAGTGCTTGGGAACGAGCCTGGTGATCAGGTTGGGGTTTGCTTGGTCGTATGCTGATGCACTTTCAAGCAACAACGCGTTGAGGTCAACAACGTCAGCATGGGCCGGGAACAACACCGGGACTGTTTCTTCTTTTTCATAGATCATCTGGCTAGATGAGTCTAACGAAGCGTCCTGACGCAGGCTGCTGCCTGTCATGTTGCCGCTTGAGTCGTAGTCTACGTACGTTGAAAAGTTTGTGATCGTTGAATGCAGCGAGTTGCCTGAGCTGTCGATGACAATCGCGTTAGCAATGTCGCTAGCTGACGTAGCCAACGGCGGAGGGGGCTCGTTAAAACGATAGTAGAGTCGCAGCGTCGGTTGGGCAAAGAGCGCCTTTGACGCATATTGACGTTGTTGGTCGACAGTGCGTGCAGAGTGAAAGACGCGGAGCTCATCGATCGTTCCAGACAGTGTTTGGGTTGGCGTGACCGTGGTTGAGCCTAACGTCAACAACGTTCCGCTACCGATGACAAACTCTGAGGCATCAATGTCAAGGTCACCGAACTCATACCGAGACTTTGTGACCGCTACAGACTGTGAGTTCTTGAAAAACTCGAGGTAGTGTACGCCAGTCTCCCTGTTAAGCGTAGCGCAAACATGGTTAAACTTTCCTTTGTCAAGGACGCACGGCACGGTCAAAAAGAACGATCCGGAGACAACGCTAAACCTTGCTTCTACTGACGTTGATGATACGTCTGGCATTAGGTAGAGCGAAAAACCCTGGGTGCTGCCGCTTAGCTTTTGGCAGACCACTTGCGTACCCGCGTTGGCGGCAGCTGGTATAAACAGCTGCATCTCTACGCTAAGCGAAGTTCCCTTTGGATTTAGCACGGATTCGCCGGTTGTGGTCTTTGATAGCTCTGGGTACAAGGCACCAGCAGCGTCATTAACAATGATGTATGATCCCGCAGCTGGCGATGTTTCGCCGACCTGCGTCCCAGTGAACATCAGCTGCCCATGGAACTTTGGAAAGCTGTCGAAAACCCATTTGTCAAACCCTGACAGCTTCTCAAAGAACGCTTCGGTCTCCGCGCGCGTTCCGTCAAACGGAAACCCGTTGATGATCTGTTCAAACGCAAGGTTGACCTTTGCCTCAGCGGACATGAAAAACGTGTGGTTTTCAAACTTTGACCAGTCAACGTTTAGCTGCTGCGTAGATTTTAGCGGTGCATCCTGAGTGTCATAAAGAAACGAAGACGTGCTGAGAATGTTGGTGTCCTTGACCTCGCTAAACGTCAGCTGAAGGGGTCTTGAACCTTCCAACGCTGCCCTCAAGAACGATGGAACGTATGGAGAAGGTTGCTTCGTTGTCATGAAATCCAGTTGTTAGGTATCGCGTATTGCAACACCTCAGACTACTACACTATCGCAAGTCGCTGACACGAAAAACAGGAGATACGTTTTTGTAGACTTGACGGTTCGAACCAGCAGCGACAAGTATGTCAATGACGTAGCTTCGCTCTGCTGTAAGATTTGACATGTCTAGCGAAAAAAACATGCCGGATGCATCGCTGCTAACCCTGGTTGAGTTATACGTTTCATCGAAAGGAATTTCTATGACGCCGTTGACAGAGTCCCTAACCTGCCAATGAACGTCGCGAACAACTGCTCCAGGAAGCTCTGCTGGTAACCTGACGAGCTGGATGCTTGGCTCCGTAACGTCAAACAAGTTTACCCTTAACGTTGTGTTTTCGTCGCTTGGGTATGTTTCCTGCAGGCCCTGCACCGTTACAATGTAGCGATTCTTGTTGATCGTGTTTCCTCCACGTTGCGGAGGAAACACTGCGATTGGTGAGCCAGTAATGTAAGAAACTGTTCCATCCAGTGAACCCCAGATCGGAATAAACTTAACTGAGCTTGATACAGCCAGCTTGGCCGCAAAGGTAGAGTTAGACGACTGAAGGTTTACAGATGCAGAGTAGATGCCTGCCTGACCAAAGATGCCAAGCTTGTGCTGTGAACCAGTGAAGATCGTCGTGTACCAACCGCCAGAAATGGCAGTCTGTAGCTTCAGGATCAGGCTGTTTGTTCCTGTGATTGGCGTTAGCAACGTGCCGCTTGTTATGTTTGCTGGCGCTTGTCTGACGTAGTTAAACAGGAATAGTGAGCTAGGCGAGTCAAAGAACATCGCCGCGCTGTCGTCCTGGATTGAATCATCATACCTGACTATTAGCCTTGGTCGTTTGGCTTCATTGTATGCAATGCGGCTCGCGAATCGTTTGACAAAGTACGATCGCTGGTCTGTTTCGTGTGTGTCGTCTAACGCAATGCGAAAGCCTCTGTCCGGTAGGATCCCTGCGAGCGTTGCAGACACGGCTAACGTGACGTTTACCTCAAGGTCTTCTTCGCCAGTGGTAAACAATTGCGAGCTCTCAAGGCTTGCTCCAGCGTTTACAGACGTAGATGCGGTAATGTAGTCGACAGACCCGGGCAACCCTCCACCCAACGCGCACCCGCTAAGCAACCACGGTCCTTGCGCCCTAGAGCCGGTAAGAAAGTTGCATACGTCACGATCAGTGTAATACACAACGTCACGTCCTAGGCCTTCGTCAAACGAACGAGACAAAGGGTGTACGACAACTGTGAAGTTTGCAGGGGTTGGTTGGCCGCCGAAGACGTCAAACAGCTTTAACGTGCAGTTGAAGCTTGATTGGCTTGGATCTAGCTTTCCGTCAGCTACCAATTCACGCAACGGATCAAGGTCAAAGTGTATCAGCAATCGAGAAAGCTCTATGTTCGGATTGCTTCCTGACTGTGTGTAGTCGTACAGCTTAAAAAGATCTAGCGACCCCGCCGCGCCGACGTTGGCGTTTTCAACCCTAGCGGACTTGATGACACGATCTGTGATGTAAGCGTCTCGATCTGGACGTAAGACCTTATACATGTCAGACAGCCGCCTTTCCTACGATGTCGTATTCAGGGTATTTGACTTCAAAGATGGCGCCGGGCGTCGGAAAGATGATGCCTCTACGGGTGTTTGCGGCAACGTCAAACGTTTCGTTGCTGTAGGTTCTGTTGTTGACCACGCCGGAGATTCCCTGGAACAGCTCGTTGTTGACTGAAACAACTCCTGGAACCGTGAAAATGTTGTTCACAACGTCTGATATGACGATCGGCTGGTCAATATGAAAATTTTTGATGTTGAAAAACGTTTGCAGCTTAGCAAGTATTGACTGCAGCACAACGCTTCGGTTTAACGCTGGATCGATGAGAACATCAAATTTGAACGTAAGGTTGATGACGCGCGCGTCTAACACGTCAATTGCGTCAGAAATCATCCTGTAAGGATTTAGGTACGTGCGGAGGTTTCTCTTTAGCGTGTCTGGCGAGACAATGAGCTTTGAGTTTTGGTCCCTAGACACGATGAACAGCTGTGAAGCAAGCGGGTTGTTTGGATTTGACCTGATTGCTGCCCTAAAAACACGTCCAAAGTTTGACGGAATCGTGTACACCCTGGCAAGGAGATCCTCCCTTGATGCGATCCTTTCTTGGGAGTTACGAATCGATGGGATCAGCGACTTCAATTCGTCTGCGGTCGGGGCGTCTTCGCCTCCTGATGCCTTTCTTTGGTTGGTGACTTCGGTGCTTCCTTTTACGCTTGCGGCTTGCGCGGCGGTAGGGTTGCCAGGGAAAAACATTCCTAGCGTCTTCACGGTTCGAATGCTGTTTTCTGGGACGTTATGGTTTAGCCCGCCGCCGTAACGATAGGTGATCTGCAACGTTGTGTTTGTCGCAGCAACGCCCAACGTTTTTGTCTGCAGCAGGCTCTGCGGGTTTACTGGTATCCTAGAGAACGTTCGTGAATATGGGAATGAAATGGCAAAGTCTGAAGGGTCTGGAATGACGTCATCCTCCAACGTGTTTGCGCTTCCGCCTCCCAACGTTAACGTTGTCAGCCTTGTCGATAGCTCAGTTTCCGCAATGAAACGAAACGGTGCAGGAACTACTTTTATGGCGTCCTTGACCAGGTCGTTGTCCTTTGCCGTGTTGAGAACATTCCGGTAAACTACGTCATGGCTTAGCGCAGCTACTTGGTAGTAGATGTTTCCCAAGCCGTCGCTTACGGACGTGATGTCTGAAACGTTTGCGTTGCTCAGCGTGATTCGCTGAAATGGCACAAAGTCGGCGCCGAGAGAAACGTTTTCTACGGCTTCTTTTCCTGAGATGCAAAGTCCGTGTTGCGCAAGGATAAAGGTCGTTGGCACCCCAGACGCTGTTTTTTGCCCGACCTTTATCTGCGCGAGGTATCGTCCGTCTGATCCTCGTTTCGTGAAGTCAACGTCCTCAAGAAGGATGAAATCAACGCCGTTGTCAGCTGTAAAAATTGAACCAGCAGTGACGATCGGCATGCATGACGAGGCAGGCCCTAACACGTTCTGAACTTTTTCTGCTGGCACCTGAACAAAGACTGTCACAGCCACGACAGCCGGGGACGCTCCGACGATCGGTACGCCAGACGTTCGGAGCGTTCGTTCGATGTTTGACGTCTCTACTGCGGTGTCGTAGTTTAGCTCAGCGTATTGATGATCGAGGTAAAACGACAGCACATCGCCGGTGTAAGCAGCAAAATCAAGCAACAAGCCACCCATCGATGACTCTGAAAAATCTTTGATCTTGTCGGGGTAATACTGCCGGGCATACTCCAGGAGCTGCGCGCGCAGGCTGTCAAAGTCCTTGTTCAGGTATCGTCTTTGACGAACCTCTTTGAGGTCATCACGTGTAAGTGCCATGGAAGCTCCGGGTTAAATATCAGATGACGTATAGCGTCACACGCAATGAACGTTTGCCAGACTGCAACGCTGGCACTGTGTACGTGACTGTCACGTTAATGACGCCAGTGTTTTTGTTTTCAGTCCTATCAACTTCTGACAAAAACTCATCAAGGCTAACAAACGGCATCCACCTGGTCACTGCGTTTGTGATCCTTTGGATTGCCTGTGCGTCAAAGTCGTCTTGGCTGCTAAATTCTGTCACAAGCGGCCGAAGGTTGGCACCAAAGTCATACAGCCCTAAACGTTCGCCCCAGTTTGTCTGCAAAAGGTTTCTTAGGTTGTCGTGCA